TCCAGTTGAAAGTGATTATGTAGTTCCTGAATCAACCAAACTTAGTGATGAAGCCTATAAAAATGCATTCGTGCTCTATCAGGCAGCATACGCCAAGGCTGCTATATACAACCGCTGGGTTGATCCCAACTATGCCACGTTCTTTGATCGTTTCCGCTGGAGCCTGCACAAGGCCCTGCTTCGTTGGAAGGTGATCATCTAATGTGGATCTCGAAAACCGTATTTGACTTCCTAGTGTTTCGCACACAAGATCTCGCTGCCGTTCGTGAAGAACTTGCACAACGTACTACTGAAGTCCGCGAACTAACCGAAGCTCTAGCTACAGCAAAGTCCAACTTCAACTGGCTTACCACCCGAGTAAACCAACTAGAAGTTGAGCGTGCCCTTCTCCTGGAAAAAGCGACTGGCGTAAAAACGACTGTACCAGAAATCAGCCGTCCAGTTTCCGCTCAGTCTATCGAGCAACTTCTAAGCTCTGATCTATTCACTGACATGGGTGACGACAAAGCTCGTAACCTCGGTCTTCCAACGTATAGCTAACTATGGCAGACATCGCCCCAAACACGTTCTCAGTTGGCGCTCAGCCTGGACTTTCTCCAGGCGGTGAATATCCACAGACTCCAGATCCAGGAAACCCAGTAGGACTGGCTAAGCCATCTCCATATCAGAATGAAGCTCGCCTGATCGACCTCTTCAACCAGTTGAAGCGGGAATCAACCGAGTATCGCTGGATTTGGGAACGGGAGTGGCTAAGAGACTTATTTTATGTGGCCAACCGTCAGTGGATCAGTTTCCATCCGAGTCGCCGTGAATGGGTAGACAAACGCCTACAGAAGTGGGTTCCCCGGCCAGTTACCAACAAGATCGCGGAAATCCTTCAGGCTATCCGAACAACTCTGATCTCAGTCAACCTTCAGGTGAAGGCTACGCCAGTAGGCAATGACACCGAGTCAATCGCAGCGGCTGAAGTCGCAGATCAGATCGCACCACTAATTCACGAAGAGCACATCATGAACCAAGTCATGCGTGAAGCTGACTTCTGGTTTATTGCTACAGGCAACGCATGCCTCCAAGTTTCGTGGGATAAGGACAACCGATTCAATCGTGTGTTCGTACCAAACGAACAATGCTCCCTTTGTGGTACCGTCGCTAGTCCAAAGGACATCGTTGATGCTGGCCATCACTGCCCAGCGTGCAGCTCGCCCTTTTTGCAAAAAGCGCAAAACCCTGATGGATCTCCTGCTGGTGAATGGGTGTCTTTCGGACGCGGCAAGACCACAGCTCTATCTCCTTTCGAATACGCATTTCCATCAAACATCACCAGATGGGATGAACTTCCTTACATCATCCGCCTTCGATGGCGCGATAAACACTGGATCGAAGCTAACCATCCAGAGCTAACCGGCAAGATCGTATGGGAAAAGAGCCCAAGCGATAGATCTCTCCAGATCTTCAAGTCGCTAGCTCTCACGAACGATGTCGGCACAGGTTCTCAGTTTGCCTATCTTGGTACCGCTGGAGCCCATACAGTTGAAGGCGTCACAGAGTATGAACTCTGGATGCGTCCAACTCCAGAATTTCCAAACGGCCTGCTCCTGCGTATCCTCGGAGACAAGAACCCTGTTGTGATGCAGGCACCAGAAGAATCTATTCCTGGTCCTCTTCCATACAAGGATATTGAGGGCAATCCAATTTTCCCATTCTTCCATGCTCAATATGAGCATATGGGAGGCAGACTTTACGGCCGTAGTGCCCTATCGCCACTGATCCAAAAACAGGACCAGATCAACCAGCTCGATTCGCTGATTCAGCTCATCATCCAGCGGACAGCCAATCCAGCATGGGTCATCCCAGAGAACGCCGGTATCGAAAATATCACAGGCGAACCTGGACTGATCATCAAGTGGAACGTTCTAGCTGCACAGGGCCAAGGTAAGCCTGAAAGAATTGCTGGTGAGAATATTCCTCCTTCTCTGTTCTCATTGCGAGAGCAGTATTTGAAGGATATGGAAGAACTCTCTGGTGCATTCGACATTATCAAAGGCCAGAAGCCAACAGGCGTGGAGGCATTCAGTGCTCTCCAGTTGCTAGTTGAGCGAAGCCAGAGCCGATTCACAGCAGCCTTCCAAGCTCGCGGGGAGATGTATCGTCATTGGTACTCTTGCGCACTGGAACTTGAACGGCAGTTTGGTCCACAGCAGCGTGTCTGGGCCGTTGTTGGCCCTAATCGCGGCTACACTTTCAAGCACTTTCAGAATGCTCAGCTTCAAGGGCAAGTTGCCATCATGGTTGAAGATGGCTCCAATATGCCTAAGACGGCACTAGGCGAACGAGCAGCAGTCGAACAGGCCAATCAACTTCAACTACTTGATCCAGCCGATCCAGATCAGAAGCGCGTTCTTCTGACCAAGTTCGGTCTACAGGATCTTATCCCATCTCTTGATGCTCACGTTCAAGCTGCCCTGCAGATTCAGGACGAGTTTGAAGATTGGGCAAACAATCCACAAGGACCACCACCCCTAGTAATCAAGCCGTGGTTCAACCTTCAGGTTCACCTGAACGAAAGGATCAAGTGGCTCAACAGCGATCACATGCGGGAAATTCTCAAGGCTCAGCCAGGGCTGGAGCCAATTATCGGCCAGCATCTAGCTGCTATTCAAATGATGCTTCAACCACCGGAAATGGTGCAACCACAGGGACCATCTGGTCCTGAAGGCCACAAGCAAACTCCTGGTGGACAGGCAATGACTAATTCAAATAAAGCGGGCGGAACGGGTTCCGTCCCACGCGGAAATCAACCGCGACCTAATTCTGGTCAGCAAATGGGACCAGCGTAAACGGCGACAAACTTAAACGCGTAACGCTTCGTACCGGCGTTACTTTCTAAGCGCGGAACTAACCGCGATACCAAAGGTCTTAGGAGACTAACAATGGCAGACGAGAACGTTACAGGACAGACAAGCGGAGCCGCAGATTCTTCGACAGCAACATCTGCATCGCCCGCTGCAGCGACACCAGCAGCAAGCGCACAGCCAGTTGCGACAACACAGGCAACGCAAGCACCCGCGACATCAGGTGCGCCCGGAGATGGTTGGGTACCAAGTTATCGAGTCCGCGAGACACGAGAAGCGGCACTTCGTGAAGCAGAGACACGTTTCTCTGCACGAGAGGCCGAATTCAATCGACAGCTTGAACAATATCAGAATCAGCTCCGTGCTCTAGTTGGAGTTCAGCCTCCACAGGACCCTCAGCTTGATCAGGTGAAGCAGCAGTTTGGTGGGATCTATCCAGGTCTTGCTAAACTTGAAGAAAAAGCTGCGCAGCTTGAGGCCCTTCTCGAAAGGGCCGGGGACATTGAGTCACAGACGAATCACTATTGGCAGACCTATGGCCGACAGACCATGGACAACCTGTTCAAGGCAGCAGAAGCTTCACTTGGGAGTCCGCTCTCAGATGAAGGCAAGCGTGCCCTGCACAGTTCGTTCGTTGGCTTCGTTCAGAGTTCTCCAGAATTGACTCAGCGGTACGCAAGCGATCCCACAATCGTAGAGGATTTCTGGAAGGCATTCTCGACATCTCTTATCGACCCCGTTCGTAGAAACGCTGGTGCTCAGGTAGCAACCCGTGCGGCCGCTGTGCAGTCTCTTCCTCAGGATACTCCTGGTGGAACTCCACATGCCCAAGGTGCTCCCAAGCCAGCAAACCTCGATGAACGAGTTGCTATGGGATGGGCTCAGTATCAAAACAATGCACGCAAGTAGGCGTGTATAACTAAGGGAGCACAGCAAAATGGCTGGTGCAGATAAACAGGCCCTAGACGCTATCTTCAAGGAAGTATTCGAAGAGGGCGTTGCAGAGGGCGTAAACAACAAAAACCCACTACGGGACATGATCAAGACAGAGCGTGTACCTTTCCGTGGTCGCGAAATCGTGCGTCTAGCACACACATCGCGTAACACTTCGCCAATGTTCGTTGGTGAAGATTCAGCGTTTGCCGACGCAGGCAACCAGGGCTACAGCCGGATGTTCGTTGATCAGCGGAAGCTGATGTCACGTCTGCGGCTAACCTGGGAAGTAATGCAGGACTCAACTGCCAATGAAGGCGCATTCATTTCTGCCCGTAAGAGCGAAATGCAGTACCTCATTGACGACATGGCTCGCCGGGATGAGTACGCTCTAAACTCGGATGGCCGTGGTGTTCTTGCCACTTACAGCTCAGCGTCAGGTGCGACAATTACAGTCGCAAACCCAGGTGGTATCACCAACTCCAACTTCGGCAACCGATTCCTCTCGGTCGGTATGTACATTGGTGCGGTTAACCCAAATACTGGACAGCTTCGGACCTCGATCCGCAAGGTCGTTTCCGTTGCAGCAACCGGCGGTACAGCCGTTCTTGATAGCTCAACCCTAACAGGTTGGACTGCAAGCGACTACATCGTTCAGGTAGCAAACTCAAGCGTCACCGACGTTCTCGACACCTCGTACGAGCACGCATGGTGGGGCCTAATGGCACTTGTTGACGACGGCACCTATCGTGCAAGCTACTTCGGTCTGGACCGCACAGCGGTTCCTGCCTACAGCTCGTACGTTACCGCCTCGACAGGCGCTCTATCAACTGACCTGATTCAGCGCGTCTCGGACGTGGTTGATCAGAAGCTGAACGGCAAAGTGAGCAACATGCTCTGCCATCACAGCACCCGTCGGCTTATCATCCAGCTAACCGATGCTGATCGTCGGTACATGGGAGCATCCCTCCTACGTCCAGATCCAGGCACCATCGCGTTCAAGCAGGGCGATATCCCATTCGGCGACGTTCCTGTGCGTGCGCTCCGCGACTTCCCACTCGACGTTCTAATGTTCCTCGACCTTAACAACGCAGGATTCCGTGAGTACGTTTCGGAACCAGGCAAGTGGGTTGACGAAGATGGATCAGTTCTGTGGCGTGTCGGCACGGGCACCTCAGGCCGTGACGCTTTCGAAGCATGGTACAGAATGCGTAAGCAGTACTTCTTGGAGTACCCAGCATTTTGCGCACGCCTCGACGGTGTGACTGGTCAGAGCCTCGTGGTTGTTCGCGCGGCAGGTAGCTAAATCTAGCAACCTAGGGAGAGCCATCATTCTGGTGGCTCTCTCTTTCTTCCCTTTTATTGAGGTTATACAATGCAGTACGCGAAAATCGTCAATCGAACTGGTCGGGATCTTAAAGGCACTTGGGACGGAAAAATCTACGAACTTAAAGCACACGGCGCTTATCAATATCCTTTGGCTGTTTGCCAGGCAATCAAGCGTCAGAATCCCATCATGGGCTCTGAAGATCCTTATACCATGGTAATGGATTACCTTGTCGGTATTGAGGAAGAGGGCGACGTTCTAACTGAACTCACGGACCAGGAAGCTTTTCCTCATGAGATCGAGCGTTGGAATCGTAAGAAGCTGATCGGTGCTCCTGATACAACTGTCATCGCCGGAAAGAATGGGCTCTTCGCTCATGAAAAGAACTCAGCTATTCCTGCTGACGGACCAGCGACCAGCGGTTTCGTAACCCCATAATTCAAAGCCATGAACAATTGGATCTCCGACACGAATCGGTTTGCTCTTGCAAAGCCTCCCGCATGGTTTCTTTCAGCCTTGTGGGACTTTGACAATTCACTCGTTATCATCCCGTCCCGGCAACAGGCGCTCTACCGTCTTGCACAGCGACGTAAGGTCAATCTCTCTGAGAAGATGCTTCAAGATCCATTCTTCCAGGAATCAGACAGTCAAATGCTGGCCAGTTATGGTCTCGTTCCCGTAACTTCCATTATGCCCACCATCAATTGGGCAGACCCCGAAAACTTCATGGAACTTGCCCGTAGAGCCCCCCATCGACAGGGTGGCGCGGACGAAGTCCTGAAGAAGATTGAGGAACAGGAAGCTAAGGACGCCCTTAACAAACAGCTAGCACAAGAGGACCATCTGAACAGCCTTGGAAAAGACGCTTGGGGACTCTACAACAAGAAGCTCGGTCTACGCTCGCACATGTATATTCCTCGCAACAAAGCTGAAGTCGTCTCCAAAAAGAGACGCAGTCCATCCATCAGGATTAAGTGATGGCTCCAGATCTCAGCCTGTGTAGACTGCTGAGACGCATTGCCTAGCGGCTAGGCTGAGACCAGATAATGGCTCTAAACCTTGTGAATGCGAATATCGTACGGCAGCAAGCCTACAATGCTGTCTATGGTACCAGCAAATCTACCCTCAAAGTATCCCCTTACAACTACTACGCAATGAAAGCCCTGTTCATTCATCTTCAGATGTTTGCAGGGAATCCCGCATTGCAGCTTGTTGGTATCGACGGATTCATCAACTCTTCCAACGGTGGAAATACTGCTGATCAGGTATTGGCCAATGCTCCTTGTACTTTGTATGCCGTCTTTCTAAAGAAAAATGGTTCTACTGAAACAGTTCTCAAGGGAGCAAATAGTGCATCAACTTGTGCTACCGATGGCACTCAGGATCTTGCGTTTGCTCTGACTTCTTCTGGTACAGAATTGATTGTCTATCCTGATGGCCGTGCTTACTCAGCGGGCCTAACTGTCACGGAAAATACCGATCGTGTAAACAATACGCTTACGCTGTCGGCAAATCGTATTGATGGCTTTGTCATTATTGGTCAGTAACCTCCTTCATCAGAGGTAATTGATGGGGGTGATCGTGCCCACTCTTATCTGGTACGACGTTTATTCCTACGTAAGGATGAGAATTAAACAATGGCTCTAACAGTTCAGAATGCCAACCTAGTTCGTCAGAAGGCATACAATGCAATCTACGGCTTTGGCACATCGTCACGCAAGGTCAGCCCAGGTCATTTCTATGCCTTGAAGGCTCTCTTCCTGCATCTCGCAGCGAACAAGGGCAACCCTGATCTTCAGTTCGCAGCTTACTCGGCAGAACAAGCTATTACCAACCTCGGCACCTCGCTGATTGGTGGAGCTTGCACCCTGTACGCATGGTATGGACTAGCTCGTCGGACCTCAGGTACGACTGCTTCCTTCCAGGCAATTCATGACGCAGCAGACAACTCAGCAACAACCACGACCGTTGACACTGCAAAGATCAACGCGGCTGGCCAGAGTTTCATGGTCCTCCATCCAGATGGCGTGGCTCTCGCAACTGACGCAGTGATTTCGGCAGCTCAGGCAGTTGGTGGTTCAGCCGAAACAGCCGCAGCGGCAGACGCAACTGACGGCTTCATCATCGTCGGAGCATAATGCTCTGAGTTGGATCAGCAACTTATTTTCTCGCGGCTAAGGGTTCGGGGTCTGATCGCCCCGACAATCGATGGCCGCTGAGGTTTTCAATGCCAAATAAAAATATCCGCCGGTCAAACGGAACACCAACAGACTTCACAAACCGCGCAAATGCTAACGACATCTATGTTGACAGCGCGACTGAAGCTCTTTATATCGGGTCTGGTTCTTCTGGTACCAGCAAACGCTATATCCAGACAGGTGCCGACGTTCCAGTAGCAATCACAGCAAGCACAGCCCTTACAACAGCAGCACACAGTGGTCGTCCGATCATTGTGAACGCAGCAGCAGGTCTAACGCTTACCCTGCCAGCCGCAACCGGCTCAGGCGCAAAGTTCCTTATCTACATTGGTACTCTTGTCACGTCGAATAGCTTCATTGTTCAGGCAGCAAGCGGCACTGATTACTTCCGTGGTATCGCCTTCCTAAAGGACGACGGTGCAGGAACAGTTCAGGGCTTCGCAACTGCCAATACCGGCACAGTGGGAACAGAATCCGACACACTTACATGGAACCGTACAACTACGGGTACTTGTATCGTTGGTGATTTGGTTGAATTTCAGGATATCGCAACGGCTGTTTGGTCAGTTAAGACTGCCAACAACGCAAGCGGTACAGAAGCAACTCCGTTCTCAGCAGCAGTAGCATAACAATTTGGGAGCGGTCTTTTTGGGCCGCTTCCCAATTTTTCACGGAGGGCACCCGGAAGTGCAATATGAGTGCTATCAGGCTCCGTACAAGTTAAGTCGTTTCGTAAGGGATGGACAAGCCCATCAGCGCCCCAGGATATCGAAAATCTCATCGGTACATTATGGAGCGACGTTAATACTTTTCTAGCAACTCTTCAACCGGAAAACGTATTGGACGTTCAATACTCACTAGACTCCATAGACAAGTATGACAATAATCATCTTTGTCACATAACAGTTACTTATTACCAACCATGAGGTCAGCATGTCTCTTTTAGGTGCAGCCCTACGAGATCTAACAAATTCTCGTGCAATGGATGTTGCGATTGTCGATGCAAACGGCGATCAGATTACATCCTTTTCAACAACCCCACCAACTCCACCATCAAGCGGTGCAATCACATCAGTTGCTCAGGCAAACGTTGATACGGTGCTTTTAGCATCAAACGCAGCCCGCAAAAAGTTTCATATCTACAATGCAGGCACTAAGCCAGTCAAGGTCGCTCTTGATGGTGCTGCTTCAGCTACAAATTTCAGCTTCGTTATCCCCCAGAATGACAGTTACGAGAGTGATCTTTATGATTACACCGGGACCATTCATGGAATTTGGGATGGATCAGGCGGCGGATTCGCTCGCGTGACAGAACTTACCTAATAAATTTTCTTTTAAGGGTTCCGATGCCAAATCAAAATCAGTGGGTTCCTTCTCCTCTTCCTGCGTCTCAAACTGCGGCGGGAAGTTCAAATCTAGAAGGCATTCTTCTTCCTTCTGCTGCAAGAACTGCGGCTACCTATAATACTGATCCAATTTATAATGCCAATGCCCGTGGTGTGCGTATTTTCTGCGATGTCACCAACGCTAATGGTGGAACTGTTACTATTGCCATTCAAGAAAAAGATCCTGTTTCTGGTAACTGGGTCACTAATCCAAATAGTACAAGTGCTGCTTTTGGAACTGCAACCCAAACTAGAACTTTAACTATCTATCCTGGTTTGACCACGGCCGCTGGTACAGCAACTACGGACACACAAGGTAATAGTAACCTTGGAGTACTTTGGCGTTTACAAATTACCGTTGCCACTGCTACAGTAACATTCTCAGTTGGTGGAAGTTACCTTCTCTAATCCTCTATGTCCCAATATACCGGAGACTACAATTCATTCCATACTATCTTTGGAGATAAGCATGTTCAGTACCAACTTTTGGCATCAGAAGCCGGTCCTGTTTCCCTATTAAGTGTTTCGCGTCCAGGAAACACTCTAGCAATCCAAAGAATTAAGGTCTCTGTAACAACCTATTCAGCTAAAAACTTGGGATTCCAAGACTCCAGTGGTATGCCCATTGGTCTTTTGGTAGTCCCAGGCAGCGTAACCGGAGCTTTAGGAAATCAAGTCCTGGAATTGGACTATGGACCTCACGGAGTTACTCTTACATTAGGGGCATCACTAAGTTTAATCTTATCTGGTGCCGGTGTAGCCGGAATTATTTCCATTGATGCTTACGAACGCAAGATTCTTCCAAGTAACGACATTCTATAAAGTGAGTCAGTATAAATGGCAACATTAATCGGGGATCTTCTCACACCAGTACGAGCACGGCTAATCGAGCCTGTAGCCGTATTCTGGACAGATGCTGAATTGACCACTATTATGATTGCTGGGATTAAAGATCTCTGGCGATCAATTGCAGACCTTAAGCAAGAGCATTTCATCACGACAACCCCATCAGGAATCGTTACACTTGCAGCCAACGCAACTCAACTTTCAGGTGTTCCTGCCGACGTCCATAAGGTTTACATGATTGAGCCGGAAGATCTTACCACCAGTGGTACGAATCACGGCCTTTTATTCAAACCAACTCCCTACAACAATAACACGTTCCAGCTTGCCCGCAGTCGAGATCCGATCGATCCAGCAAATGATACCATTTATTACGATATTTTTCAGGCTGGTGCTCCGGTCGAACCTCCTGTAATCAAGACTGCCCCTAAGGTAACCAGCAGTGTGGCAATCAGCCTCAGTTATATCCCCACTTTGCCAGACTTGAACATCACGATGAAGGTGCCAATTCCTGGTGAGGCCGACAATGCCATCATTGCTTGGACTGTCGCTTACGCCCGAGCAAAAGAACGAGATGATCGAAGCCCAGATCCAGCATGGTTGGGCATCTACGCAACAGAAAAAGCTAATCTTCTACAGTCTTTGGGCCTCCGTGAATATCAGGAGCCCTCTTACGTAGACGCAATGTGGTCTGAGTACTGGTAAATCATGGCTGATGGAAAAATTGATATTCGAACGTTGGGTCTTAAAGGCGTTAACGTCGATAAAGATCCCATCGAATTGAATGATGACGAACTAAGAAAGTCCCAGAATGCTTTCCATGACCCAATTGGAGTGAACGCGGGCCTCCGAAAGCGTCCTGGGCTTATTCCGTTTAATACCACAGGTCTAGGTGGTATCGTTCTTGGTGGTATCGGCGTACCACTCACAAACTTGCAGGATTCTGGTAATCCGTCTATTTACGTAGGTCGAGGACCAATCTCATAATGGCAGTCCCTGGCGATCCAAATTATTTAAGACTGATGTACATCATCTACATTGGTGATGAGGCACAGGCAGAACTACTTCAAAGTCAATATCCAAACGGTATCGATATTTCCCCACGGGAAGCATCGACAACGTATGATGCTCCCATCCTTGGAATTGATGCAGGTACCTCAACTTTTGATACTCCACCATATATTGTAATCTCTGGTGGATATTCAGCAAGTTGTGCGCTAGCTTTGGACGTTTTCAGTGTAACCTACGGTCCAAATAAGATCGTAGATAATTTTGGTAATCTTCGTACTCCAATTGGTATTACGGGTGGAAGTGGGGTTATCGCTTGGAAGGGTGTATTCCTGTTTGCTTCATCAACACCAACATCCATCACCACAACTCTATCAGCAATCCGATATCAGCAGGGGTTTGAGCTTGAGGAAAATGAAGAAGGTACCAATGCATTCATGCCTTCATTCGATGCCTCCCGTGTAACAGGTCACCGTGGCCTAGGTCTACGAAGTACAGTCAACAACGTTGGTGTGACTTATACGCCTCCAACAGACGTTTACACGTCTCAGTGGACCCAGTTTTACATTCAGCCACAAGTCCTACTTGTTCAGGCAGAAATCTACAAGACAGAAGGTCGAACCGGAGCCAACACCACTCTAGCAATGGAACTTGATACGAGTGGCAACCTGCTTCTCTATCATTCTCCAGCCGGTGTCAAAACACTGCTAACCACAGTAGGCCCAATTCCAACGTATACTTGGACCCGTATCGATATCATGGAGGACTTCAACGTTCAAAACGAACTTGGAGCCGATGTTGGTGCTACTTGGGATGTCTATATCAATAAATCTCTAGTTGCTCACGTTCAATCTTCAACGGTAAACGTCCAGTACATCTTCCAGTCAACTCTATGTCGAATAAATATCGGTGCAGGTACCGCTGGCCAATCAATCAACTTTGACGATTGGACCATTAGGGCGTTACCAACTGGCGATTTCAGTATGAATCTTGATTGGGTAAATGGCACTCACATTCTACCAATTAGAGGTTCAGTTCTAGCATCCGATGTAAGCGGAAACTGGTCAGGAACAACCGGCTCATTTGATGCCTATCGTGCAGCCAAAGGTAGTGTAGGTGAAACCTGCAGTGTAAACGGTAGCATCCTCAGCGTCGATATTGCCGAATTCAATAAAGTCGATGTCCAGCTAGGTATCGTCGGAGCCTTTATCGGCGTAAACAACATCAGTGCAACCACGGCCACAGGATCAACTGTCAGCCTTCGTGGAACCACGCTTGTTGCCGATGTGTCTACTCCTTTTACCTATAGTTCAAGCACTTTCACCATGTCAAGCTTGGCAGCTAGCGGTGCGATCATCGCCAGCATTCCATCTGACGGCGAAACACCCATTCAGCCAGAAACTTTATCCATCGCATTCACTCCCGGCACCTTCTCAGGAAGCACCACGCTTTCTGCCCTTCATGGTACAATTGCCTGTTTGGGTGCATGGGGTGTTGTAGACAATCCAAGCGCACTTTCCAGCAACTTTGATCCTCATCAGTCACAGTATCCAAAATTAGGGTTCACTGGAACGATTGGTGTTGCTCCTCCAAGTATCATTGCCCAAGAGCAGGGAACCTACGTAGGTAACGGTACTATCACTGAGATCACCACGCTACATCCTCCAACGTTCATTTACATTCACAGAAGCGGATTTGAGCCTGTTCTGTGGAACTCAGCGTTGGAAACCGGCAGAGCTGCATCTAACCACATTGTAGATTGCGATTTAGTGTCTCGTGTCCGCACGAACATCGATCCAACAACTCAAGTAGTTACAGGGTTCACAGTTCGTATTTCTGGTAGTGATGCTCAAACGAACGCAAACGGTGCAACCTATCGATACATTACATTTGCTGATCCTGGTGGGCGATTCAATCGAAACACCATCACGACCCAAGCAGATAACAACCTAGCATCTGTAAAGACCACAGCCATCAAGGACTTTCAGTTTACTCCTGAAGGCGCTTTCTTGTTATTTGCAACAACTGGTGTAAGCAGCTTTAGCACAACACTCTATCGTGGCATCGGTCATACCAGTGAGAACGCTTCCACGTTCAACGCTGGAGAAACTGCATCAGTAGATTCATTTGCTCAAGGTGGTCTCTTACTAGATACTAACGGATTTGCTAACTCAGAAGATCACCACATTATTGGTAATCTCTGGCGTAGCTCAGACGGTACCTATGACGGCGCAGTTGACATGGTTAGCTATACAGGTGACGGTACAGCCTCCAGAGCGATTGCTGTTGACCTTAATGGTAATATCCCTGCTCTAGCTATCGTGGTACCACACAATAACGCATCATACCACCGAAACGCTACGATGACTGGCTCCAATAGCCAAGCTATCACGACAGGTTCAACCATCACAACCGGCATTACAGCCATGGGTGCGGACTCAATCACGGTCGGCCTAACCTTAAACGCGAACCTTATCGTTTACGATGTATTTGTTATCTCTGGTGGTTCTACTGGTTCCGATGCTGTGTTCTATCCAGTTCCTACGACAAACCCACCACTTGGCCCGTATGTTACAACGGACCCAAATGGCTGGTGGCTATCTACAGAAGGCTTTACAGGCAGTGTAACGGTCATTGAATCAACTGACCGACCATATGCCCCAAGAGACTGGACCAAGCTGGCTAACTGGGCCACAGGCGGGCCTTCCTATCTAGGAGGCTTCCCAGCGGCTTCAGCAGTCTTTAATAACCATATTATCTATCCGGCTAACGACTATACCCTAGGCACCGATCAACCCCCTATTAGGATCTTTGACGGCCTTACAGACCGGGAATTGGTCACTATTCCAATAACGGCAAGTGCTGCCATCCCAAAGGCGGTCTTGTCAATGTTACGAAATGGTGATACAATCTATGTGTCTACCTACGATTCAGGCACTTCAGCAGCCGATTTCGCAGGTAGGGTCTTTACCTATGACGTCCTGTCAAATACGCTAAGTCCTTTAGGATCAGGTTTTTCCGGTGGTGAGCTTCCCTACGCTATGTGTTGGCACATGGGCCGACTCTGGCTTGGTACCAACAAGGGTAATGGAACCACGGGGAAAATCTACTTTATCCGGCCAGGAATCGACACTGATTGGACCTTGGATTATACGCTATCCTCAAGCACCACAGGGGGTTGCACGTCCTTGGCTTCCTATGGTGGTCAGCTCTACGTGGGGACTGATAACGCAGCAGCCAGCTTCGCCAAAGTTCTGGTCCGTAGCACCCTAGGGGTATACAGCACCAGTTTAACAGCTACAGGCGGTACAGCCCGCGTTAACAACGGCTTCCCATATCTGATTGTATTCAAGAACTCTGTCGGGGTAGACCAGCTTATTGCAGGCTACTGGAACCCAGATACCACGTCTGTTGCCAAGGTTTACAAGTTCGATGGTACAACCTGGACAACTCCTTTCACAGGATCAAGCGGCTCTCTACGGCCCTACATCCTGATGTTCCCGGCAGTTGACAATCTCTACATTCTGGGCGGGGCAAAAGATCGTTCAGCCTTCATGATGAGAACTGACGATCTAGTTTCCTACACTGACTTAACCGCGTTTCTGTATGGCCCAATCACAGAAACCATCATTCCAACCTACGGTGTTGTTTAATGTCATTAACCTGTGTTCAGGCAGGCGAAAATCTACTCTTCGTCAGTGACGATGGAACGGTCAGTGCTCCGCTGACAATTCCAAGCAGCATCACGATGTCCATTACGAAGCCAGCGCGATTTCTCAGCGCCGATGGATATCTCATTCTAGTTAATACACCAAGCCAGCCATTATTGATTAATAGCTCTGGCAAGGTTCGATTATTGGTTCCAAGACCGCCACGTCTAGCTGCTACGGTGGCTGCAGCCGCTGGCGGCACCCTTTCTGGTACTTATCGAGGAATCAGATACACGTTCATTGTTCTTGATGAAGTTGGCAACATCCTGTCAGAATCGGACTATAGCCCCGCTTCTGGTACAGTCTCAGTAACCAACCAAGCTATTCAGGTTTCTGGTATCGATATCAGCCCTGATGAAATCTCTGGCCGAAGAATCTATCGTCCGACTTCCAACGGAGCAGTTTTGTTCCAGTGGGTGGACCTGGACGGCAATATCATCCAGACAATCAAGGACGATCTTCCTGATGCCGGTTTATCCCTAACTGCCGCTCCTATCTTGGGCAATCCTCCATACCTGACCCATATCGCATCCTTTCGAGGGCGTTTATTCGGTGTTGCAGGCGACGACATTGACCACGTACGTTACACAGAGGCCGGTATCCGCTACTCATGGCCCGCTGAAAACGTCATCGAGATTCAACCCAGAGGCTCTGATTCAATTGGTATCACAGCACTAATCGGTCGCCGGGAAGCTCTCGGTGTAGGCCGATTGAACCAACTAGCCCAAATCACAGGTACAGGTGAGGAAACTACTGATGGCCTTGTAGACTTCGACAACGTGATTCTTTCGAAAGAACTTGGTGTTCTTTCCCAAGAGTCCGTAGCGGTTTATCGAGACACAGCCTATTTTCTCTGGTATGACGGTGTTTATAAATGGAACAGTGAAGGCATCACGAACATTGCTGAAGCGGGCGGTGTGGATTCTTGGTTTAATACTGATTCATACTTCAATCAGGATCGCTTCCAGTATGCCTTCGCAGCAGTTGATCCGGTAAGAACCAAATACCGAATCTGTCTGGCTGAAGCAGGCTCTACCGAAGAAAACACTTGGGTAGAATACGACATCAAGGACGGAACTTGGTGGGGGCCACATAAAACTAACGCTTTCGACCCAAGTTCTTTCGTGTTCGTTTCATTGCCTAGCAGCAAACCAGTCCTAACGTTTGGTTCTGTTCAAGGCGACGTTAACACTGAACAGGATACCAGAACTGATGGAACCGCCACTGCAATCGAGCTAGATGTAATTGGTAAGCGTCATGATGGTGGCCTGCCAGATCACGACAAATACTTCGGTGAGCTTTCCATAGTCGGAAAAGCCCAATCCGCTGGTACTCTGACGATCACTTGCAGAACCGGCGAATTAAACCAGACAACTACCACTACTAAGAGCTACAGTATGACGAGAAATCGTCAGCGTATCTCACGTATCGGCACTGGCAAGCACACTGAACTAGAGTTTACCAACAGTGAAGTCGGTCAGGACGTAGAACTTTACGGTTACATGATTGATCCAGTCTTTGTTCTAGGACGACGTTAATGCCAGCACCACGACTAAGACCACAGCAACGGCGAATCAAATGGCCTCTTACCCCTAATCAGGTAGAAGCTATCGATGAAATGCTGGAAACATTGTTTCGAGCTGTACGTAACCTCGATACAAACATTCAAACTGTGTCTACGCAAACACCTACGGTTATCCAAAACACGATCTTTCTTCCTTCAGATGATTCTGGCGGTGGAAACGATGAAATGTGTCTTGTAGGGGGTGCAGGCAGCAGTGGCACTGGTGGCTCAGTAAATATGGCTATCATCGCAACCAGAGTCTGGGTAGGAGTCTAGTGTGCTAATCAATCTTGATTCTACCTTAAAGTCTCTGGAAGTTACCCTTGATGGTGCCGTAACAACCAACCAGCTTCCTATTACAGCCCACTACATTGATGTGCTTTCTTCTGACCAATCGATCAGTACCATCAGTGAAAACGACACAGTAACCAATAATACTACAGCAGTAACGGCAGTTGCAGCCCCTGCATCAGGCCATACCCGCACGGTAAAGTCCCTATCAGTTTATAATAAGGACACCGTTTCAGCAGTAGTGACTGTGCAGATTAACAATAACGGAACGCTTCGAATCATTACCCACACGACAATGGCTGCGGGTGATACGCTTGTGATTGACGAGGACTAAACATGGGCATTTCGGTTCATGATGCATCGGGTGGTTTACGCGTAACGCCAGCCGTATCTGCAACTACAGTTACCACTACAGGAAATATTGATAATCTTGATTTTGGTAACGCAGATCTAATCCGAATGAACAATGCCTCTCTGTCAACGATCCGAGGACTTGTAGCTGGGCGCTCTGGCCAGACAGTAACGATCGTCAGTATTGGTGCCGGTCAGGTAGACTTCGCACACCAAAACGCAGGTTCTTCAGCAGCCAATCGTTTAATTAATCTTGCAACAAGTATGGTTACGTCGGCTGCGGCAGGCTCAGGCGCAGCGACATATCAATATGATGCAACAACTGCTCGATGGCGTTTAATTTCACATTCTCAAGGAGCCCCCATTGCCTATACTGTAACATGGACAGGCAGTGTCTCCAATCCAGCAATCGGTAATGGAACGTTAAATGGTCAGTATTTTTTGACTAATCGAGAACTTTCAGTTTTCATTAACGTATCAATGGGCAGTACAACTACTTTTGGTACAGGATTCTGGCAATTCTCTACTCCAGTGGCCCCATCAACAGTAATTACTCCAGGAACAGGTGCTTTTGTGTACGACAACAGTTCAGGCACACCAGGAGGACTAATTGCAGCAACCTATTCATCTTTCGGATCAGGTGGATTTCTCGCTTATGATTCAACAGGCGCTGGTGTAGATGCAACACATCCATTTACTTGGGCTACTAGTGACCTTATTCGTATGTCACTTAATATTGTAATCGACTAATGAGCATCAGAGTTATCGACACAAACGGCAACGAGAAGATTGCGTCTGTTACGTCCACAGTGACGTATACGGCGCTTTTTACCCGTGTTACAAGCACCAGCACTGGAACCCAAAACAACTGGGCACCAGGAATTTCAAATAACACCCTACTTGAATGGAACGGTGCTTCAGACCTGACAGTAACAGGCTTCTCTGGTGGTGTCACCGGCCTACGCTTGGTCTTTAAGAACGTAAGCTCCGTCAATGCTTACTTTGCCCATAACAGTGGTTCATCTAGTGCAGGCAATAAGATCTTCAACACGAACGTAGGCGGGACCATTCTAGTCGGACCAAAAAGTGCCGCAGAGTGGTATTACGATGGAACTCAATGGCAGTTAATCAGCCTTGATGTTAATGACGATGATGAAGTACGGTATGCAAATATTGTCGCCCCAATCAATGGCGATTTTGCTTGGGTAAACCAAGGAACCAGTACCATTAGAGACGATGTTACTAGCGTCGTTCTTACTGGCGGGGCAACTGGAGCCGGAGCAAACGTTGTAGCCCGCGTTAAAACAGCCCCAGCAGCCCCATATGTAATCACAGTACGCATGGTAGCCAACATGATCATGAAGCCTTTCCAATCTTATGGGCTGTGCTTTCGTGATTCCGCCAGTGGCAAGCTAGCAATCCTTGACATCCTTGCTGCAGATGCTGGACTTCAGACCTTAATTGCACGGTCTACCAAGTTTACCAACGCGACGACCTTTAGCGCCGACTACACAGCAACTAACCACGTTCCAGGATTTACACGCTGGCTGAGAATCGCGGACGATAACGTTAATAGAATTTGCTCCATCTCTTCTGATGGGGTTGACTTCCAGACAATCCATTCAGTTGGGCGAACAGATTTCCTAACGGCAAACCAAGTTGGATTCGTCGTAGGCACAGAGAACTCAGGAGTACCCAACTTTGCTCCTATTGTTCGTGTTACAAGCTGGAGACAGACGTAAACCATGACAAATGCACCATTCAAGTTCGGCCCTCTAGCCCTGACTAACACCTATACTACGAATATCCTTAATCCTGGTACAACTACCGGGGGTACCAACAGTGGCTCTGGAAGCAATCTTAGAATCATTCTAAGGCATATCCGCATTGTCAACAAGACAGGTGCGGCGGTTTCTTTCAGACTTTATATTGGTGCCACTGGTGCAAACACAGCCGGTACCGAATTCATGGGGTATGACATGGCTGTAGCCGCTAACAGCTTCGTTGATTGGTACGGAATCTTGCCACTTTTGCCAGCAGACTTCTTGGTCGGTGGTGCATCAGCTTCAACTTCGCTTACAATTCAGGGTGAAGGCGAAATCGGAATTCAACTATAATCCAGTAATTTATCAGCGCAGTGGAGATCTAACTCAATGGCCGAAGAAACAAGAACTATGAACACGCAGATCATTAATGGCGTAAAGTACGATATGTATACGCCACAATGGTATGCTGCCATGGATGCTCAAAAGGTTCATAACGCAGAAGTTGCTGGACAAGCGGCTGGTACTGCTGGTGGCTCAGCCCTAAAGACGCTGCAGTCATATCAGCCTAACGCACTAGCCCCAAATACATCATCCACGACTTCCTCTGGGTCCTCTAGTTCAACCGGCTCTGGTTATCCAGCGACCGTAACGATGGGAGGCGGAAGTGGCTCATTTGGTACAGGTGTATTTAATCCCGGTGGGACAGGCGCTGCAGCTAATTTGCCTCCTCCTGTTGCATTCGCTAGTCCAGACGTGTCAGCGGCACAAAACGCGGCACTCGGGCGAGCAAAAGACGATATTGGATTGAACACCCAGGGTGCCCTAACAGCACTCCGTTCATCCCTTGGTGGCCGAGGAATGCTTGGCTCAGGTGGTGAATTTCGTGGTACCTCAAATATCATTACTGGTGGCCAGCGTCAGCTTGGTGAAGCCGAACGTGATGCAGCCATGAAGCGTGCGGACCTTGCCGAGAAGCAGGCCGAACTGTCCTTCACAGGCGGAATCAGCCAGCGTGGTCAGGATCTCTCAGCCAAACAAGCAGCCGATGCTCTTGCAGCACAACTTCAAGAAGCTCAGTACAGCGGTCAGATTACTCAACGCGGTCAGGACATTTCTGCTCAGATTGCTAACTCACAGAGAGCCTTGCAACAGCAGTCTCTCCAGCAGGCTCAGCTAGATCGCATCCTAAACTCGCTTTCAAGCTACAACTACTAACATGGACCCTAAAACAGCATTAGCAGGACTTCTTGGTTGGTCCCCGAATCAACAGCTACGAAACCAAAACTTGAATCCGGCTTTTAATCCTCGATGGATGGTTCCAGAAGGCGCACCAGAAGTAGCTGTACCGCAGGGAAACACCCAGTTTGACCCTTTTATTGGTACCGGCTGGGGAAATTGGTTTGATGCCGCTGGTGCTTCTAAGCCTGGTGGTATGCATATGGATGTATCGAAATTTGGTACGCCTTCCAGTTACCATGAAGAGTATGATAACAAAACTGGTGAAGGCGTTGGAATTGATTCATTTTTTAATCCAGCCCTCCAAGGTCTAAAGCAATCAGATACAATGGAACGAAAACGCCGCGAACGTATTGCCAACGTCCAGAATATCGATCAGGAAAATAACGTTGGACCACGGCGCAACGCTTACTACCCAAATAGCTAAGGAAAGAAAATGCCATTCGATTACAATTCTCCTCTTAACGGGCTTCGCAGACAGGTTCCTGGCTCAGATATTGAAGTACCAGAAGGTATGAGCCCAGAACTACAGCGTTATGCCCTTTTGCAACAGCTACAGGATGAAGCAGCCACCCGCGCCAAAACATATGAGCGTGCTGGAGATCCATCGGCGGCAGCATTTCAGGGTTTAGCTAATCAATACGGCGATAAGATTTCTAAAACTCCGATCGAACGGCAACGTCCCGGTCTGGAAGAATTTGAGGATGCGCAGCGCAGAGCCGTAACAGCAGGTTTTGGACAGCCATCAGACATGCCAGCAGCCCAAGCCGGTCAGTATGCCCGCGCAACTGAACAGGCAAAGATCAACGCTCCAGGTAACGCAGCCGTGGCAGCAGCCCGTGCAAAAGCAGCCGGTGATCTTGAAGTTGCTAAGGTCAACCAGAAGCCCTACGAGAGCTTCATGGGACTTCTTGGTGGCCAAGGCTCAGGACTGCAAGCTGGTGATACAGTATCTATTGCTGGTCTTGGCTCAGTGCATCGTGGCAGTCCAGAGAAAGATCCAGTCTCTGCAACCCTTATGAGCCAGCTAGCAAAAGCCCGCGAAGAACTACAGACAGCAAAGAGCGGCCTATTCAGCAGCTTTACTGGTGCTTCTCAATCCAAGCAGGCCAAGGTCGATCAGCTTGTTGCCGACATTTTCAATCAGCATCCGGCTTCCAACGGTGTTAAGGACTTGGCACATCAGGTCGTTAGCAACCAAAAGGTAGCAGGACTTCCATTCGCTCAAATTCTTGCTCGCGTCGGGGGAGACCAGCTAGATCCAGGTGAAGCCGATCAGCTTCGGGATCTTCTCAACATTCTACGTGGCCGAGATTTCTAATGCCTGATAAAAAGTTTTATCTAGTAGACGACGAACCAGATCAGTCACCAGCGGAACAGCCTGCTGCAGCGGCCCCATCCTTTTGGGATCGCCTAGGCGGGATTCGTGGCGTTGGTGGCATGGGTACTCGTGCGCTTGCTGGAATCCTTGGTGCAGAAGGTGGTTTTCCTGGTGCCGCAATCGGTGGTGCAGGCGAGCTAGCTGCAGAACTTATTGAAGGTTCAAAACCTTCATTTTCTCGCGTGGCCACAGAAGCTGGCCTATCAGCTATTCCTCTATCCAAGATCTTCCAAGCGGGTAAGCCTGCCCTTTCAGCAGCTAGAGGTGCTCTCTACGCTGGTGGTGGCACAGCAGCCCGTGAAGTCCTCGGTGAAGGTAAGCCACTAGACCCTGCTGCGATTGGTACATCTGCAGCTACAGGTGGTGTGCTCGGTGGTGTTCTCGGTAAGTTTCTTGGTCTCGGTGGAGCAGCGAAAGCAGCCGAATCCGACGTACCAAAGTTTGCTGACAAAGCATCCTACGAAGCATGGAAGGCTAACCGTGCTAATGCCATTCCACCCGCCACTTATGAAGTTGTACCGACAGCACAGACCATTCTGGATGCTCGTGGTAACCCAACAGATATTATAGAGAAGGGCACAAAGATTGGTGGAAAGGGCGGAAACTTCCGTCCATCCGGTGTGCCAGAAGGGACCTACCCGTATAGTGGGAGAATTCCTATTACTGGTACCCCCGCGTCAGCATCTGGCCGCGTCCAGAAGGTCATGGCTAAAGAAGCTGCTGAGGCTGAAAAGGCTGCAGAAACTGATCGTTTGGCTCAGGAAAATGCTGACCGTTACGCAAAGATCCAAGCAGCACGCGAAGGACTTGTTCCTGGTGATCCCAGATTCAGCGAGTCCCTATCGGCTGTTGGACCTGAGGGTGAACGTGTGTCTATGGGCCAGTCGTTTGATGAGCGTCCAGCACCAAAAGCTCCACCAGCACCAGTTGTCCCACAAACCCCAGAAGTGTCACCGACTCCATCGGCAGCAGCAGGAATTCCTGCAGGAGCTACTGCAGCCGAATCCCCACTAGACAACCTCCTGAAGTTCTTCAAGACGCCTCAGGGTGCAACTGGCCAGAACTATAGATTGGCTAAGGATGCAGCAACAGCAGGGGAAATCCCATCTGCTGAGCTTGCTCGTGAAGCCCATTTACGGCAGCTAGGCAAACTTCCAGCAGCAGAAGGTGAAGCTGGAAAAGTTATTGGTCCATATGCTCCGGGCAAAGGTCCGCAAGCCGCAGGTCCAGTGACGGCAGACTCTGTAGCGGCAGCTAAGGCAGCATCAGAAGCAGAACTTGCAGCCCATCAGGAAGCTCTAAGAATTGCTGATCAAGATGAAGCGGCCCTAAAAGCTAGAGAGCAGTTCCATATTGCTGAACCTCCACCGGCAACTCCAGAATCGCCAGTAGCCCCAGAAACACCTGATTGGGTTAAAGAACAGCTTGGTATCGTTGATCGACTGCAAAAGCTGTCTGACGAACAAAAAGGTGCTATCGATCCTGTCCTCTTGGCTCGCTTGGGCCTCGGTGCCGGAGGTGCGCTTGCTGGTGCAGCTACCGACCCATTCGACAATAAGCTTCAATCGGCAGCATTTGGTGCAGCCGTTGGTGCCGCAGCGCCTAACCTGATGAAACTCGGTGTAAGACCGGAGGTTGCCAGTGCGATTGAGAAATCTCCTGGATCGCTTGCAGATAAGGCGAGAGCAATTTACCATGAATTGCCTCAAGTGCAGCGTTTCAATTATCTGTCTGACCTTACGGGCCTTTCAGCTAACGCTTTTGCTGGACCATACGGCTCCGCTATCATGGCATCCATCGAAAAGGGTCTCTCAGGAGATGCCAGAGGATGGGCTGCTCTAAAAGAACTGACGCCAGCAAACTTCTTGAGAGAGCACTTGAACGCCCGCTCACTGGAAGAAGCACAGACTGCGATCGGCCGTGCAGAAGGTGTGGCTCTCGGTGCGGATGCCAATGCGTTTCAGCGCCTAATGGCACGACCTGGCCAGCTTATGACGGCCGGAGACATCGCAGCAAGAAACATTTTACAACGTGCAGGTTTTACTGCCGATGAAGCACGAGTCATTACCCTGACTTCAGAACCAGAAAGTGCTCTAGGCCGAAACATCGTACGAATCGGTAAAGCAACAACTGAAGGTGGAAAAGCTTCACCATTGATTCAGTTGATGTTCCCATTTAAACGTACCACCACGAACATTCTAGAGCAGGGTGCTCAGAGAGTTCCAGGGCTTGGGTTTCTAGCACAAGCTGGCCGTGATGTTCCAGATCCAATTAAAACACAGCTCGTTCAACAGGGTATTGGTGGTGCCGTTGGTGCAGGAAGCGCAGCATTAGGCTCACAACTAGACCCAGAAACCGCAAAAACAGTACGAAAATACGTTACCAACTTTGGAGGACAATACTCGTTACCCGCAGGATTAGGCTTCGCAATGGGACAAGCAGCGAGAAAGGGTAAATCACCCATTTCTGGTGTCATCAACGAAGCAGCATATTCTCTACCTCTACCGACAGCGGAACCCCTGACAGAATGGGGCAAATTCGGAGCATCGTTCCTTGATCCCTCAATCTCGGCGTCTGTCCCTCGTGGTGCGGTCCCCGGCGTTGCAAAAGACCTAGCTAGTATTCTAGGTATGGGTAAGGCTGCTCTGTCTGCTGACGAAACACCAGCCGCAGAAACACCCAATGAACCCGACCTAGTATTTCGGAGACGTTAGAATGTTCACTATCATTACTACCTTGCTCCAAGCTGCAAATAGTATGACGCCGCTTGGCATTTGTGCCCTACTTGTTGTTGTAATTATCTTGATGACACACGAAAAAGGGCCGATCAAACAGCTAGCCAACAACCATCTTGAGCATGTCCAAATGGCTCTCGATAAGATAGTGTTAAATGGGGATGCTCAGGCAGCATCACTTAAAGAACAAGCCGCGACCCTAAACGACATTCGATCAGACATCTCGTACGTAAAAGGCAAACTCGACTAACGGAGACGGACAATGGACGAAAAACAGATCATCGACAACGTATTGAAAACCGAAGGTGGCTTCAGCAACGATCCCAACGATAGGGGTGGACGTACCAATTATGGTATCTCCGAGAAAGCTAATCCAGAAGCATGGGCTGACGGTAAAGTGACCGAGGACGAGGCTAGAGCTATTTACGAAACCAAGTATGTCAAGACACCAGGTTTCGACAAGATTAAGGACAGTAAGCTCAAGGCCCAACTAGTGGATTTCGGTGTAAATTCCGGTCCCTACGTCGCTATCAAAAAGCTTCAGGAAATCGTTGGAGTCCCTCAGGACGGCATTCTAGGCCCAGAAACCTTTGCGGCCATTGACAGACTGCATTCTGACGATGTTAACAACTGCTTGGTAGCCCTTCGTGTCAAGATGATCGGGTCCATTGTCAGTAAAAACCCATCGCAGCTTAAATTCCTCAATGGATGGCTCGACCGCGCTGTCCAATTCCTTGCCTAAACAATAATGCCTGGACCTTTAGACGCTTTAAAGAAAGCTCAAAGCATTGCACCCTCTCCCTATGAGCAGTGGTTTACCGACCATCCAATCTTGGGAGGTATTGCTAAGCTTATCTCTCCGGGGGTCACTCCAGATCCGGCAGATATTGGTGTAACTGATGTTGCCGGTGCAGCCATGCCTCTAGCTGGTGCTGGTTTAGCTCTTAAAGGTCTCAAGGGCCTTAAGACTGGTGAAGCTCTAGCAATGGACGAAGCTTCACGTATGGGCCGTGCCGCTGAACAGGGGTTCACCAATCCTATGTATCATGGTACCCGTGCTGACTTCACTGAGTTTGACCCTGCAATTTCCGACCTTGGTATTCATGTTACACCACGGGCAGATACAGCAAACACAGCCGTAAATACAACGATGACAAAAGGATCTAACGGCCGCTTTGGACCTGGCGCACGTATTATGCCTCTTCAAGTTAAGATGGATCAAACGTTAGATACACGTGATGTCGGTCTTTGGACCAGTCCTAGTCATTGGGTAAATACTTATGGAAGTGCTGATAAAAATTATGCGGGTGTACCATTTAGAATAAGACCTGGATATGAACAATCAACAAATGATCCTGAAACCATCAAAGCCATCTATGAATTAGCATTAAAAGATATACAAGCTAATAATGGCGGGCCTTCCAGTACGTTTGCATCTGATGTTAGAGATCTACTAAGAAAAGCTGGATACGACTCACTTCAGTATTCAAACTTTACTGAAGGTGCAGGGGAACCTTCCTTTATGGTACTCGACCCAAGAAACATCAGATCGAAATTTGCGGCCTTCAATCCAGCGATGGCCGGTAAGACTCGCAACATCATGGCCTCAGGTGCCCCACTACTAGGGCTCAAAGCGTTATTCTCTAATAAGGACGAACAGTAATGCCAGGACCACTCGATTACCTCAAGTCAGCGTATAACTTTGCCACTACGCCACTTGTTCCAAAGTCAGCCATCGAACCCGCCCAAGAAGCTCTGGATGCACCTAGTCTGGACAGGTCACCCATGGAAGCTCGGTTACGTGGTTTCGGTGCCGGGGCTCTTGAAGGGCTCCGAGGTTTCACGTCACCACTTGCAATAGGCAGTATGGTTATGGGAGCACCAGAACTTGGTGCAGCCAGATCAGCAGCTAATATTGCCAGAGGTGTCGAAAGTCTAGCTCCAGCGGCTGAATTCGTGCCTCAGGGTGCAGAAGCGGCCTTTAACGCAGCTAGACCAGCCGCACAAGCCATCGCAAACCCACTGGAAGCAGCCTACAGCCGCATCTTAGCAAACGGTGGACGCAATATGGCAAGTGAAACAGGTGCAATCAGCCCTGAAGCAGCCATTCTAACTGGCGGAGCAACAGCAGGGCTCGGTTATGCAGGCAAAAAGCTCTACGACGAGTTCGCTGGCAAGAAAGATGAGCTAGAGAAAAAGATAAACCCACTTAGAAAGTACTCTGATCTCGTATCGCCTTATGGACAGAAGTAATGAGACACGATAAACACTCTAAAAAGTCTGCTAAAGCCAATGAGAAACACCCTAAACAGAAGAATAAGGCTTTACAGGGTCTCAATGCAATTAGAGAAACGTCATCAGCGTCTCCAAAAGACAAAGCAGCCGCCACCAAGAGTCCTATCTTGGGCCTTAAGCATGCTATCGAAGCTGCGCAAGTAGCCGAGTTGTCTCGTCAGGTCGCTGCTTTAGGTGGTGGCTAATGAGTGTACCATTAAAAGCACTTAAAGAAACCGCAAAGCCTGCAGGGAAGCTGGCGCAGGACACTAAGGTGATGATTGGTGGCAAACCAACTGTCCTTTACATGGGCTCTGAATCTGGCCCGTTTGAATGTCAGAACTGCGAGTATTTTAAGGCACCTAGTTCGTGTGAATTAGTCGCTGGAAACATCGATCCTAAAGGCTGTTGCAGCCTGTTTGAAACAAAGTAAATATATGCCAATGGTATTTCCGCAAGAAGGTCCCGGTATGGGCTCGGCTGCACTCGATGCATTGCGGGGTCTTGGCCTGCACAATCCATCAGACGACGGGAGCCAGCAAAAACTCAATAAGAACCGTCTGACCGAGGGCAATGAGTTTGGTGTTCCACAAGGCGCTTCTCCGGTGCCCTATCCTGTGGCATTACAGATGCTTCAACTCCTTGAACAGCAAAAACGAACACCCATGCCAGAGCAGAACATGCCTTGACAATTCGGCTCCTTCATGGTAAACTCCATTTACATCTGACCAAATTTTAAGGAGTCTGAATGAGTAAATCTAACAGTCCCAAGATTATTCTGTGGGACATTGAAACAAGCCCGAACGTCGTTAGCGTGTTTCAGCTTCGTTACAATGACTGGATTAATCCGGACAACATCCTTAAAGAACGTTACGTTATCTCTGCTTGCTGGAAGGAACTTGATAGCAACAAGGTAGAATCTGTAAGCGTTCTGGATGATCCAAAGCTTTACGCAAAAGATCCTCACGACGATTCCCATGTTCTAAAGACTATCCATAAAGTATTGAGTGATGCTGACGTAATTGTACATCACAATGGGGATGCTTTCGACATTAAATTCGTTGAAGCCCGCATGTTAATTCAGGGCTTATCACCACTTCCCCCAATCACTAAAATCGATACTAAAAAAGTGGCTAAGGACAGGTTCCTGTTCAATGCGAACAACCTGAACTACCTTGGCAAGGTTCTTGGTGTCGGTCGGAAGATCCACACATCACTTGAACTTTGGCTGGATGTTCTGGCGGGGAAAAAGGAAGCTGTTAAAAAGATGGTTCGTTACAACAAGCAGGACGTTCTCCTACTTGAGGCCGTTTTCAAAAAGCTTCAGCCCTACGTTCAGAACCATATCAATCGTCAGTTGTTCGGACAGACAGGTTGCCCCCGCTGTGGCTCAACCCACGTTCAATCTCGTGGCGTCCATAGAGCTATCAGCCAAGTTTATCAGCGGTATCAATGTCAAGCGTGTGGTGGTTGGTTCCGTGAACAGAAGGCCGACCGTTCAAAGTCAGCCAAGACACGGGTTCTATGATTTTAGGGTTGTTAAGGATTGCTTTCCTGATGGCTACGCAGTATGGACTAGTCGTAGCCAACACCCGCTTTATCGCCCTACACTCCTACATTGGTACAATCTCTACCGATACGGTTATTGCAGCTAACGCTTTGATTTTAACGAAATTTGCTGTTGCTGCGAACACTTGGCAGGAAAAGGCAGCTTACATTGTGGGCGGTTGTTGTGGTTCCGCCTTCGCTCTTTGGCTTACGTGAGGACTTATGAATAGACGCTTGGTTCTCGTTACGTGGCACGACGCTTGGCAAGACACTGACAATTTTTCTTCGGCTCACGGCATTGCATCAACTCACCAGCCTCTAGTAGTCAACACTTTGGGCTGGATTATTGCTGATGATGAAGTCGGTATTTCGGTGGTTAATGAGCATTCCACAGAGGATGGCACCGAACGTTTTCGAGGTCGCACCTTCATTCCACGGCCAATGGTTCAGAAGGTTACGGAGTTCGCACTCAGCAAGCCTCGCAAGAAAAAGGAGACCTCACCCCCGGAGAGATAGATGAAAAGATTAATTGTTGCTACGCTGTTGTTCCTAGTTGTGACAATCAGCCCTAGCGCAGGCCCCCCAAAGAGTGTTCAAGGTTTACAAAACGCTGCCGGAAATAACTTCTGCACTGCCTTCAGCATCAACGAAAAACAGCATCTCTACGCAACTGCCGCTCACTGTGTCCTGGAGGATGAATCAGGAGAAAAGTCACCTGTCCCACACATCCTAGGCCAGCGTGTAGATGTCGTAATGGCCGATAAAGAAGCAGACATTGCTGTTGTCCGTGCAGCCTTCGGAGCCCCCGCCCTCAAGATCTCAGATAAAGCACCAAAGATGCATGATCCTATCGAAATCCATGGATTCCCTTATGGCATGCCCAACATGATTGTATTCAGTGGGGAGGTTTCATTCCCTGATATCACCATTGTTGGTGACGACCGCAACGAACGCTGGATGCTATTTGATTGTACAGCAGCCCCAGGAAACAGCGGTTCGCCAGTACTTAACAAAGATCACAAAGTAATTTCGATTCTACAGGTAGGATGGCAAGCAGGAAGAATTACCGGAGGAGTTCCTCAGAGCATTCTCAAGCGTGTCCTTGAGCCCTACACCGAATAGGGGCTGAAAAACAAGCCCACAAAAACTAAGAGCCCCTTGGATTTAAGTCCTTGGGGCTCTTTTTTTTTACTGTATGTTGTCAAAGATCAAACAATGAAGATCTTCTAAATCTGCTTTGATATCTTTCAATTCTTTCAAAATTTCAAGCAAGACAAAATTGATTGTAATATCCCCAACAGGTAGATTTTCTAGTTCCTCTCTTGTCATCTTTACCTCTGCTTTGGTCCATCGATGAAGTAGTCAATCGGCTTACTGTCTCCGAACAACTCCCTCAAATGCTTCACGATAATTACCGCACTGTCAATTAACTCTGGTACCGACATCTGTCCCGGCAGCGATGCCTGCTTGAAACCCATAGTTGTCATCGGCCGATCATCGATTAATTTACCCGCATAAACCGCATCTGTGATGATGCTTAGACATGCCATTGCGTTGCCAAGATGAGGTACCATTGTGATGGGATCGGCCCATTCACCGGCCTTTAGCTTCGCCACATGCCGCTCTAGTGCGTCGATATAGATACTAAACCGAACGCCAGCTTCCCGCCAATTTACCAATCCGTACTTCAGGTTGCCCTCAAGATGGCCAAGAGCTAGAAGCACCTTTGTTGTATCGGGCACCAAGCCGAGAGGAACTTTGTTGGTACCAATAAGATCCTTAGGGTTGCTTGGCTTCTGCTCTTTGCTCATTAGTTGGCCTTCTTTCCCTTTTTAACTTCACGAACTGACAGTCGGTTGATAGCTCCTTGGATGGCTCGTGCTGCGTCTTGTGCATCCATCAGCGAGTATACAACCATGATCCAGAAATCAGGTCCGAACACTTCACCGATTTGCTCAAAGGTGAGTGCGCCGCCTCTTGCCAGTTCTTCCTTTACTAGATCGAATGCCCTCTGATTGGGGTATGTTGGTGCTTCATTTTCGCTCATTGCCACTCCTTCACTAGGTTAATTGCTTCTTCCACGGTGCTGACCTTGTTGTAGATGTCCTTAACAGAATGAAAAACATTCTCACTAAATCCATAATCTTCTGGAAGGATTACAATCATCTTGTTATTTTTCTGTAAAGCTCCTGAGATGCCCAAGAAGAAGCCCTGTTCAAAGGACTTGCCTTCTGATGGGGCATAATGCAATACTACCATACCATCTGAGGCACAAATATCCTCAAGATCCTCAATAGCTTCACGTTCCATTTCTTCAGGAGTTTTGTCGTATCTAACTTCATTAAGTTCTAGCCAACGAGAATTCACATCAATACCATTGGCTACAAAATGATCCCGAACTTTTTTAGCCTCTTCATGAAACTTTGATGGTGCCGCCAAGTAAATCACTGCCATATTATTTAAGCTCCAATCGCTTGTTTGGGCGTGTTCCGTTCTTGGACACGCTTCTCGATTTTCTCGACGTTGTCATTAATAAGATCCTTGACTGTCCAGCCATAGTGACGAGCGATCCTGACCGTATAGTGAAGCACATCGCCAAGCTCAGACTTCAAATCATTCTTACCAAGCTTGCAAATCTGGGCTCTGAGGTTGACTTTCTTGTGCCATTCCATAGCCTCGCCAACTTCACCAGCCAGCCCCACAAAACTATAGTTAATGTTGTCCAGTGGATATGCTGCCTGTCTCTCTACCCAATTCTCATAATCACGTAGTTTCATTTCATACTCCCCCACCGCTTGCCAAACTTAGGCTCGGTGTCAATTGTCAGATACGGCCCCATGTTGTAGCTTGCCGGTAGGGGCATCGAAAGGATGGGCTTCTCCATCTCTTCCTTTTTAATGGCGTCAACGATTTGTACCAATGAGTCAGGAACCTCGCTGAAGATTTCGTCGTGAATCTGCAGCCTAAGGAACTGACCAGCCTCTTCAAACCGATCGAAGAACAATCTCAGGATCGCTTCCTTGATGATACCTGCCGCCGTCGATTGTGGCAAGAACGCAATGACCTTATTGGTGTCAGGCCCATGCTTACGCTGCCACTTCCCGCCGATCTTTTCCCAGTCAAACACCTTGTTGAAACGATGCACATAGTTGAAAGGATTGCGCAAGTAGCCATCCCGCTCAGCCTGCAGCAGTGTAGCCGTATGCCACTTTGGAATCTCAGGAAACAGTTCAAAATAAATATGCATGACCTTCTGTACCAAGCTAACAGCATACTCCACGCCGGTTTCCAAGAAGATCTTCTCAGCGGCTCCCTTTGCTCCCTGCTTGTAGTTGCCACCGTGAATCAGGTGCTTATACAGGGTGTTACGGTCATAGCTGAATTCTTTCTTAATCTCAGACAATCGCTTGCGCAGTTTGTCGTCGTCCCAACTGAGCAATGGGAGGTCATTTGCTGAGACTCTACCATCGAGTTCGTGGAGCGCATAGGCTGTGTAGAAGCTATGCACATCCATCTTGGCCAATCGGATATAGCCAGGACTCGCTGCAAAGTAACCAACAAGGACAGCCTCGATACCGGAATAGTCTCTGGCCGCAAACGTGTGTCCTTCTGCCGCGATGATAAAGTTACGAATGAGGTTCGCAAGCGCATTTGGATCTTTCGAATTTGGCCTAGGCAGATTCTGAAGATTAGGGTTCTGAGACGCTAATCTAAGAGTGCTAGGATTGTGAGTATAGATAGTATGTATGCGGCCATCAGCCCCACAAGGCATACCACCATTGATACGACCGCTACTATCGCATATTCCAATATACGTGCTGAGAAGCTTTTGAAGTCCACGATATTCTATAATCCTTGGATAGAGTTTATCTTCCTTATAGGTTTTAATGAGCTTGAGCATTGCCTTCTCATTAAAGGTGGTCGTCTTTTCTTTGTGGTCGTAAATTGGAATGTGCCCAACTACTTCCTGGTACCGTGTTAAGCTCTGTTTGCTGAGCTTGAACTCCTGCTTTAGAGCCCACAGCTTGGTCTTATAGTCCCGTTTTACGACTTCGCCACCGCACAGAGCATCATGTGGCTTTTTGGGCTTAACCTCGCCGCATTTGACGCACACTTTCTCCTGTAAGATGCCATCAGTCAGGATAAGCCCGCTGGTATCCTTAGGTGTTTTCTTGTAAGCCTTCAGTTTAAAGACTTCCTGAGGAATCGCCGCATCAATGCTTAGTTGTGTACCATCAAGTAGGGTTTGAACCTTGGTTTCAGCCTCTTTACGGGCCACTTGATCCAGGATTACACCCTTTCCAGACATATAGGTCAGGGCACGGTTCAATTCTACGACGTGCCGCATGAAAATGTCCCACTGCTTGTTCTTAATCAGGTCGTTTTTGATCCCCAAGTAGCAGCGGAGGGCCATATCAGCATCTTTAGCATTGTAGAACGCCGGTTGATCGCTGCTTAAGTGCTTCCAAAGGCTTGTTGTTGGTACGTAGAATGGTGTTACAAACCCTAGGGACTTTGGAAGGGCCGAATTCAGGACGTGCCACATGAGCATTCCATCCAGCCGGTCCCCATTAATCGGGAAGAACTGGAGAATGCGTGGATCGTCGTAATTGGCGCTGTTCCATCCTAGCTTGGTACCATTCGAAGCAAGAATCCGCTCGATTTGAGGCCAGTACTCGGCTGTCCATGGAATCGACACGGCTTCATTGGGTCTATAGGCAAACGATATGCGTAGAATCCTGAAGTCCTCGTTCTCTTCGTCTTTGCCTAGGGAGTCCTCGCTCTCTCCCTGCTTATAGTTAGTCTCAATGTCGTAACTAAGGGTCGTATCCAGGTTAACTCGCAGCCAGTTGAAGTATTCGTCTACCCACCGCTGGAATGTGTCGGCTGTAGGGTCCAGCAAATAGGCTGAGATGTCCAGCGTCAGGCCATTCTTTGCAATCTCTAGTGCCCGCTTGAACGCGAACTGCAGGACGGGCATCATATGATGTCGGCCCTTTTGAATCTCTTCCGGACGTTCGCCAGGAATTACCCATGTGGAATACTTTTCGCTCCAGATGGGATAGCACAGATAGTCCTCTGAGAAGATCGGGTCTTTCCGCTCAATGCCAAGGATTTGACTAAGGGCATTCGCACCCAAAGTAACAATGGCAGATGGCTTCTCGTTGGGATCTAGCAGAATCGGCTTAGCAGTTAAGGTATTGTGTGCTCTAAAGTTATCACGTTCGACACCAGCCCTCTTAAGCTCCTGCCACATATAGTAGCCAGCTTTATTACTAAGGGGGATTTCATCATAAGAGTCTGTCGCAACGAGGATTTGGCTCATAGAAATGGTCTGCTAAGAAAACTTCCATCTGGGCTGATGATATGAATCCAGCCCTGTTTGCCCATCTTAACTGCCTGCTTGACGGTCCAACAGCCACCAGACTTTACATGGTCTTGGGGCTTGCAATGATAACACCTAGAGAATCGCATTCCTTCGTAGCCTTCTGGAAGCTCTTTGACCGTGATGCAGTCCACGCGGTCACTAAGTTTGGCAATGAGTAAGTTACGTTGTTTGTATCCACCTTCCCATTGAAGTCTTGCTGGAGGACAGCCCCAAAACTCAAGGCCCATACTTTCAGCCTCTTCCTGGGCATAGATGTCAGCACCACCAAGATGACACTCACCGCTGATAACACCTTCGGTATCAAGGATAAGCCTCTTGATAAGATGTCTAGCTGCTGCTTCGGTTACTGGCGTAAACTTAGCAGCCTCACTACCAACGATTCCTATCTTCATTGAATAGTCTCCGTGTTTTCAAGCTCGCTCTGAAGATCTCTAATGCAGGATTTCAGACTGAATTCATCGGTAGCCAGGATTATAATACGAACGTACTTTCCTGAGCTTGGCCAGATAAGCGTGTGGTTGAAGAATACACTGGATGTAATGCCGAATAGGGCCAGAAGCAACTTCTGACCCCATTCCCACCTTGCAATGTACTGCAAGAACTTTACCATGTTAGTCAACGTACTCGTTGGTCAGGTCGGTTAGCTCGGTTGTGTCGTGTGTATCGAGATAAGCCTTGATTGCACTGCGTAGCGTCCACTCTGACCGACCACGCTCAGCCTCAGTACCAGTTGTGGTACCATCAATAGTCATGTCGATCGTACGTTCCATTTCTTCTGGCCAAGCTGTCGGCATATTCAGGACGGTTGCGCTCATTGTGTCTCCAGTCTAGTTGAGTTGATTGTTTGGTACGTTTTGTGCTACTTCAAGTTCGGGATAACGGGTCGCCAAGAAATCACAGAGTCGATTACTGAGAACTCCTACGCCTTCAAAGATGTCTGTAGCCGTTGCTTGCGGGTACATTGTCCAGATTGCGTATGCCAAACAGGCCATAATTACTTGCTCACGAGGGAATACCTTGGTGTTGTTTTCAATGGCCTCGATTACTTTATCTACATCTTCCCCACTAGCGTGGGTTACATTTCTCATTTAGGCTCCTAAAATGCACGCGGCCGAGGTGCGCTCTCTGGTGTTGAGCACCAAAGACCCCGGCCACTTCCCCAGTTTATAATATGCAGGCCCTGAGACACAACCTGCAATTCAGTTACTAGACGACCGCCGAGACATACTTGGTTACGACGACGTTCGCACGCAGCCGTAGTGGTTCCTTGCCATCTGCACCAAGCTCCGTTGGATGTTCGACCCACGACTGTGGTTCGCCGTTCTCATCCTTGGGGAACTTGTCCTCGCCACGGAGCACGAAGCGCGTTGCGAAGTGATTGGCTTCACGGTCAAGCACTGCCTGATACGGACGATTGGCTGTGCTTTCAATGGCAGCAATGAGTTCCTGCTCATTCGTGAACTTCTGCTTGATCCCGAAGGCCCGCAGATACATACCAACCTGTGAGATTTCTGGCTGGTTTGCGAATGGCTTTGCGCTCAGACGCTGGAACCGTAGCTTGAGACCTTCGTTTGTTGGTCCTAGCACAGTCGAGCTAACGTCAACTGAGAGATCACCATTGTTGGTACGGCTGTAGGTAAACGACTCGGGAGCCTGAAGCGTGTATGTGCCCTTGCGAGGGAACGTAAACCGGGGCTTCTGGACTTCCTTGAAGTTTTCGAGGTCGAGCGGCTGAATATCCTTTAGTTCTCCGAGTGCTGAAATGTCGGGCATTCTTTTTTCCTTTTGTTAGAGTTAAGCTTTGATTCCCATGCGCTTTGCGATTGCATCTTCTGCGCTAGTACCACCGCCGTTGAGCATTTCCAACGCCTTACGGATTGATGCAGGCTTGACAACAACGGTTTCTAGCTTTGGGGCATCCAATGGCAGTCGGATATTTCCTAGACCGGCCGCATTGCCTGCGCCAAGATCAACGTGAGTACCAAGGTAGAGGACGTGTTCTTCAGGTTTACCTTGTTGGGCTGGAATAACATCCAGTCGGAAGGTCAGATCGAACCATCGTGGTACTTCTACTGTGAGAGCCTTGCCTATTACGTCAGGGCCTAGCACCTTACCTGCGGCTGCAGTATCTTCATCCTTTGAAACGCTGCTAGTCCAGCAAATGAAGGGAGCATCGAGCTTCTGGCTTTCCCAAATTTCATCGGTGAGACGCTGCTGCGCCACGCCGAAATGGGCCATGTTGTTGCCAGAAATTTTCAGCTTGATACCGCCGTCCTCTACGCTACCACCGACTTCAAACGAAGTGTTGGAACCCCCGCCGATGTTTACGCCTTTGCCAGCCATACCAGCCATTGATGACATGATAAGCTCTGCGAAGGAACGCATACTTTCGAAGGCGTAGACACCGATACGTTTATCTTTCCACTCTGGACGGGCATCAACACCCCATTTTCCATCATTGTTTTTCACATGGCCTTTAGCAGCCTGATTGATGAAAACCCAAGGATCGGATTTGGCATAACGCTCTTGACCCAGAATGTGTGGATCGATAATTCCAAGCCGAATGTATGGTGAGATAGTCTGGATACCACCCTTGTCACCTGTGTAGAGGCGCATATATCCAGGAACGCCCCATTCTTTCTTGGTCAATTCGTAAGCATACTCAGCTAGCTCACCGAGTTGCCCTGTCTTACCTGCGTTAGTTCGACCGTACAAAAGAATCTTTTTCTTCTCTAGCATTATTCTCCTTCGTTTTCAAGCACGCCCATGTGTGTCACTTCGCAACGTCCTACCCCTTCCATCCATGTCAAAGCATCGGCAAGTTTGAGTTCTACCTGCTCGATTGACACAGCATCATCGACCTCTATTGCGAGGATGAAGCCGTGCTCTTTGACGGAGGGGGTTCGATTTGTGTGAGATTGTAGCATAATGTCCACCCCTGCATTTTCTTTACATAGCGCCATGCTCGCTTCTCAGCCTCTTCCTCATTCTTGGCAGTAATCCAAAATTTGAGGGCTGTTGCTCGCCATTCCGCTTTGAAAAGATATTGTTTGGTTACGATGAACATAAGCTTATCACAGCCTTTTAGGTTTGTCAAGCCCTCTGCTGCTCTACACGATGCTCATACATAAAGGCATCGTAATCCTTTTCGTTCCAACAGTTACGGCAGACCCACACAATGTTTCCGTGCTCATCCACCGAGACAGCCTTACAACGATCCTTCATTCTTTTGCAGTCGTTGCAGATGTGAATCTTTCGTGTGCTCATACGGTTACTCCATGCCGTTCTTTAGATCCCTTTACCTTAACCTCAAGCCTCTGTTGAAAAGAAGCACCCCCCGGTGGCATGGGAGGCTCTTCACGAAAGTTCCTAATTAATCTAACTGCTTCTGCTTGTGTGGCTACTCGCTTACATTGAATCATAAGTACTGGAGTCCATGGTCTATAAGCCACCAGATCATATTCCCCATGACTACCTGCTGTTCTCAATACAGTATAACCTTTAGCTTCATATACCTTTTTGGTACTGTATTCGAAAGCACGGCCAGCGATATAGTTTTCGTTTGGCATTAACCCACCACTTTACATCCCATTGCAATAAGTCGGGCACGATCCTTAGCTAATTGGTCTACACTTACACGATCACGAACCCAATCATACAGGTTCCATTCGAAGCAGTTGAACACTCGTGGCCCACGCTCGGAATCAATCAGGTAGAATGGCGGATTTGGATCATCACCGCTCGGCTGGTCGGCTGGCCTGTTATATGGCCTTACCATCCGGCCTAGGATTTGCCATGTCGCGTCATCGTTAAGCCCAGGATTGAACTCTCCGGCTACGATATCATAGTCCTTCATTCGACTTCCCGGCAGAAAGTCACCACCGCCTTCTCCAATCGGGATATGGCCAGTGTTGAACTCAATACCGATTACCGCGTTTGGAATAATCGACCGGACCAAAGCTGCATATGCTGGTACCTTCACACCTGAGGGTTCCCATCCATAGAACACACCATCGAATCCAGGATAGAACCTGATGTATTGGGCGAGGGGCTTAAGTCTATCTAGAATCCGTGGAAGATTTGCCATACCCCAATCGAATCCATATGTTGAACCCACGGGATCGTTATATCCTGGACCTGCACCTTCTCCGTCCATTGCTAGATGAAGCTGTACATAGAAGCCCTGCTGAACTACCTCAGTTAGGAATGAGTAGAAGCTTGTAAGATCGTTCGTCCAATCCTTACCCGCAGCAATAGCTGCAGGAACTCCCGGCTCAGAATAGCTATGTGAAATCGCCAGTGCAATAACCTTGTCACCAGCCGCACGCTTGACCTTATAGAATTCCTGACGACAGCTTGGGGATAGTGTGTCAAGCATCACGTCAAAAATGCCTACCTTGCCAGTCTCAGGACAGCTCAACGTGAGCCCTTGGAACGTAAGCTGTGCAGTCATCAGGGTCATACGGTCAGGCGGTGGAGGCATATCCGGCGTCATCACAAGGAAACCGGGAATGTTCTCATTCTCACTAGTGTGCAATGTAATCTGCTGATAGAAATCGTTGTATCCAATCAGATAGCACGTAATAACAGTATCTCTGAGGTCAGCATAGACTCCGTTGAAGGCTACATAGCCATCGTGGTTGGTCGATGCATCCACCGAATAGGGAACTCTCTGCTGCTTCAAATGACACGCTGCCCCTACGACAGGCTGAGCAGTACCAGATGTGGTGACCAGAGCCGCTACTGTACGCACTGGTACCTGTGGGGGCGGTGGGTCCACTGGTGGCTTATCAGGTGGATGTGGAAGTGTGACTACGATCTTACACGCTAGCGTTGCCGCCAGCACTAGGCTAATCAGAAACCGTTTCAGCATTTGTAATAACCTCAGGACGAAGAATAAAGCCTGCTTGCAATGGATTGATCTGCTCACCGAAGCAGAGTAACTTAAATGGGCACGGACGAGCGTTTCTAAATCCTGGTTGGCACTGGTCAAACCGCTGTGGGAACGCATAATCTAGCACGTCTCCAGCAGCTTCAGGTTGCGCCTCAATCATTCCCAAAGACATGCTGACTTCTACTTCACGGGCAAATCGTTGGTTGAGCCAGCGATAGATAAGCTGTTCCTTGATGAAGATAGGGGGTGTCTGTGGAAACTGATTCGACAGGATGTTTGAAGGCATTCCTTCAACCCACGCCTTAACGCCGCCCTCTTGTTCCCATGTAGGCTCCCGCTTAAAGCCAGCCTTGTATTCATACTGAATCTGGTCCTCGTTGAAGGGCGGCTGGCCATTCTTTTTGTAGGCGTAACAGAAGGGCGAGCCCTGCTTCCCATAACTCTTGGTACCCTTGAGAAGGCCCTGTACAATGATTCGGCTGCAGTCCTGACCGAGAGTCTGTTTAATTGCGAGGCACGCTGCATGTACTTGAACATGGGTTTCCCATGAAGCCATCCACTCGTCACTTACCATAGAAGTGGACTTGTATTCAACGTATACAAGCTCACCGTCAGGGTCAGCCAGAATAAGATCCGGAATACGCTTGAAGGTCTTGGTCTCATCGGTGTAGATGCACTCTTTCTCGACGGCAACAATCGTGGGAAACTGCTCCAACAGGAGCGGCCACTGGTGCTTGTAGAATCCACGGATGATTCCCTCGACAAGAGCGGTTTGCTCATGTGCATAGTAGAACTCATCGTCGGTAAAGATAATACCATCTTCCTCTGGCAGCAGGAATTTCTGAAGCTCGTTAACAGCCTCATACACAATGAGATCGATATCTACAGGTCGGCTATCCTTGGTTGCATTGGCGATTTCCGCAAATGCTTTATGGATAACTGCCCCGACCAGGAACTCGTAGATCTCGCCCTCGATAGTGAGACCTCTGCCCATGTATTCGTTACCGAAGTAACGTGAGCGTGGACATTTTCCATCCGCTGTTGCACGTGATGATTTAATCTGAATTAAGTTCGGCATTAACCCTCAGTAATTTGATACGATAGACAATCCAATAAGCCAGAAAGAGCCCACCGATAAACAGTTTCATTCTACCCCCAGATTTAATTGTCATGAAGGAGTCAACTGTAACATGCTCTGGCTTGTTTGTCAAGATCTATGTACCACCACTCGGCTTCTTGTTTCGGCCCAAGCTCTTGCTCCGCACCTTAGCGGATTCGTCGGGCGGTAGATGAACTTCACCGGCCCAAGCACCGATACTGAGCGCCCATAGCGTTTCGATAAGCCGGTCGTCTCCACCCCAATAGCTCGACTGCTGGTGCCGTCTCTCCGGTCCTTTGCGATTAGGTCGCGCCTTACGTGTATGCGTGTAAGAGCCATTTGACATTGTTCTCCCTGTATGTTAAGCTACCTGCTACTCAGCCACAGATTTCTCTTACGATTTTCTCTTTAGGAGTGTACCATTGATTGAAAAAGCGTTGGAACTTGCCAGCAAGGGCATTCCAGTTTTCCCTGTGCATTCGCCAGTAGAGAATGGGTTGTGTTCATGCCGTAATCCAAAGTGTACTTCTCCAGCTAAGCATCCAAGAACTAAACGAGGACTAAACGAAGCGACTACGAATCCAGATTACATCAAGCAGTGGTGGCAGATGTGGCCCGATGCCAACATTGGAATGCCCACCGGCAAGGCTTCGGGGATTGTTGTGCTCGATGCCGACGATCTTAGCACACTGGTTGATAAAAGTCTACCCTACACAGCCAAGGTTAAGACTGGCAGAGGTTATCATTTTTGGTACCAGTGTCCTGACGATGGAATGCGTACCATGAAGTTGGAACCTGGCCTAGATCTTAGAGCAGACGGTGCCTATGTATTAGGCCCAGGCTCAAAGCATATTTCAGGCCGCACATATGATCTGGAAAATGAAGATGGTGGAATCAATGAGCCACCGGAATGGATGGTCAACGCCACCGAGATGGTCGAAGGCGAACTATCTCCGATGCTCAACCACAAGGCTCCTATCAAGAACGGCGAACGTAACAGCATGCTGTTCAAAGAGGCTGCGTCACTCAGAGGTCGAGGCTATGAAGAGGCGGTAATATACGCAGCCATCACGACTATGAACTTAGAGCGATGCAACCCGCCTCTGAGCGATCGTGAGATTAGCATTCTATGCGAATCTGCGTGTAGGTATCGTCCAAACGAGGAGAAACTGAAGGAACAACCTGAAGAACCTCAGCCGAGAAAGTCTCAGATAGCTGTTGTTCCTGAAAAGAATCCTCTGTATGATGAGTTGTTTGGGACAGCGCCGGTAGTTCAATGGTTGATTCCGGAGTTTCTTCCAAACGGGACTCTATTGGCGTTGGCAGGAATGCCTGGAGTTGGTAAGTCATATATCAGCTACTACATGGGAATGGCGATGGCCACGAACACCGAGTTTTTGGGCAAGCAGCCTGTTAGACCGGCAAAGATTTGCTACTTCGACCAGGAAAACAGCTATCACGATCGCGTTCAGTACGAGCGGTGGTGTTACAACGGATTAGACAAGCCTGATGCCGACCTATTGCTGAAAAATTTCTGGCGATTCTCGTTCGTGCTCGGTACCAAAGATTGGTTTGAAGTCGCAAAGGCTCAGGTTGAAGCGCACCAGCCTGACGTCATTATCTTTGACACAGCAACGCCATGCTTCAGGATTGAGGATGAGAATGACAACTCCGAAGCCGCTATTGTAATTGGCCGAGTTCGTCAGCTTATGGGTTTGACTCATCCTGCTGCCTCTGCAATAGTGCTTAAACATGCTAAGCTTTTAGCCGATGGAGAAGGCTATACGTTACGTGGTGCTAAAGCCTGGGAAGGACAGGTGGACGGGATCATATTCCAGACCCACACGGTAGGTCGTCCACGAGTCGATGGATTAAAAAATACTCAACTCAATCCTAACAAGGTGCGAGCCTTTGGATTACGTGAAACTTTAAAGATTGTACCAAATTGGACAGACGACGCAAAGTCAGGAATCAGTTTGTCGGTGGGGAAGTAAATTTAATTATCTTCCCCTTCTATATAAGGGGGGTTAATTGATTTGATTTTCAAAATTGAGGTTAAGTTGTTGAATCAAAAAGGGTTAGCCGAAAAATTTAATTCGAAGGGTCGGAGAGGCACATGATAATTAAATTGGTACCTCTTTTTAGGGATAGTAAGGCATCGAATTAAGGACTTGGTTTCGTTGGCAATCAGCATTAGGGCAAATATTAAGGTGTAAATTAGCTTGTACTGGTGCCCCTGTATACTCATCATAGTAATGAATCTTTGTATCAGGTACCAGTTTGGAGCCACAGTGTCTACAGAAAATAGGAGCTTGACGATTAGTGGTTCGCCACATCATTTTGGTACCTCTTCCCAAGTTACACATTCGGTACTGACAAAGGCAGCGCGGCCAGGAATAAAGTGCATACCACCACCCATGGAGATTCCGGCACCATACGGGGTAATGCCTAGGCCCACGGATTCAGACGGCCAATATACCCACTGGTCTGGGATAGCAGGGTGGAGTACTTCTTGAGAAGCTGTGCAGCGGTACTCCTTGCATCCGGTAGCAAGAAAGGCTAGAAAGATAATATTAAACAAGCGGAGTTTCATGGGCACTCTTCCAGTTCTCTACAACAACGGTGTGAGGATACATGGCAAATTCGTGATTGCAGCATCTTGCATGATAATTGGTACCGTCTGCATAGAACTGAGCCGTCCAGAAGATCCGGCCATCACAGACAGGGCATTTGGTATCATATAGAGCATCACGAAAATTAACAACGGTTTCTTTGGGCATTAGACTTCCTCTTATGGAATACGTCGTACTAATACAAGTTGATTAACACGAGTTTGAGAAATCAAAACTACTTGAGGATTTTGATGTGTATAAAAGTTTTTATTATTTACAACTTCAGCTTCAGCAAAAGCTAATGATTCGGCAACTACGGTAAACGACATGGTATTTCTACGAGTACCACGATTTTCCATTTCCATGCCAACTTGTTGCCACTGTCGCTGGTCGTATGTCACTTCAAATACATAGAAATTCATTTGATTAGAAATTCCCTTCTGTCACTTGAAGGCAGGTTAAACCGATAGAGCGCCAGAACTTAACTACTTGGTCACGGTCGTCCAGGCAGAACAGCACATTATACTTATGACGGATATGAGCATCAAAGATTTCGCCCTTGACAATCCAATCCTTCCGGTGGTCCCCGGTAGTTCGCATGTAGAGGGGGCCAGCAGGCAACATGGACTTACGGAGCCAACGTTCAGTCGCATCCCTATACTTGTCCTCCCGCCCAGAGACGTAGAGGATGTCTGCGCTATCGGAAGCATAGAACTCCTCGATAATAGCCGCGATAGGCTCGTTGACCTCGTCCTGCTCACAGGTGGATGCATCATACGGAGAACGCTTACCATTGAACAATGCAAGTGTACCATCAAGGTCACAAATGATTGCAGTGGGGAGGCCAACAGTCTGCTGGACAGGCTGAAAGACAGGCTCTTCCCGGTTCGCGATGTGGTAACGGTTTGCCATATCGGTGATAACCTTCTCTCCAACCTTGGCCTTCCCCTGCCGCAGGGAATCACGCCGGATGCACTCTTCGACAGTGACCAAGTTGGTGAAATCTTTTACCTCAAAATCGGCCCCGAACTCACGGGCTAGGGCTTCAAGCTGGACCTTATGCTTGTGGCTCATGTTGGTATCGTCCGAGATGACCGTCCTGCCGTCAGCTAGGGCGTTACGAATGAGATAATCACGCTTAAGTACAACGTCTTTTTCATTCTCAAAGGACCAAGACCAGCCAGTCGTTTCCAAATTACGCCGGATCTTGTCCCGGTTCACGATAGTCCACCACTGTGAGGCGTCATCGTTCCGCATCTGAGAACTGAGTACCTGATCAGCAGCCCAAGTGGACTTGCCCGATCCTGGCAGGCCCTTACACATGATTAGCTTAGCCATTCTCTTCTCCCCAATAAATTTCAAAAGTCCAGTGATCGTCTGGATAATCTATATCATGGGTTCTATAGTAGTTATAACTGGTTTTATACCCATGTTTTCTTAGTTCGTTTGACAACTTACTGGCTAAAAGTAACGTACCTTGATCATGATCTTCACCAGGAAGTCGGATAGAGGTGCTCTCATAAGCATTTTTTACAGCAATTCTGATTTCTTTTTCTGCCTCTTTGAGATAAGATTCAAAGTTATTCTTTGCCCATGTTTCATCAAGTTTACGTTGCTTGGCACGCTCTTCAAAGATTCGTTCCTGCTTTGCTTTTAGCTTAGCCTTGCTGTGGCTTTTAGCTTCTTTAGCTGAGATCATTCTTTCCTCGATATTCATCAAGTTTTTTCTGACGAGCAGCTTCTTCTGCTTCGTAACATTCGTCGTAATGTCCCATACTGATTACCTCTTACTGTCGTAGTAAGCATTGTATTCAGCGAAACCACGACTGATACCCGCCCAATGACGATCTGCCTTTTCCATCGCATCTTTACAATCAGGGCACACCTTTACTGTATAGCGATTGCCGGTTGGTCCTGCGTAGGCAGTTCTAGTAGCTCTTCGATTGCATCCGTGCGTGTTGCATTTCTTAGTCATGTGACCACACCATCCTGTTTCGTCAAAATCAAGGCACATTTATAAATTTCCCCACTGTTCGGCCATCGCTTCAGCAATTCCCTCGTAGGTGCGACTACGTTCCTTCCAGCGGTCCTCTGAGGGGCCAAGCTTGTTCTGTCCTGAGGGTGTCTGGTTGTCCCAATAGCCGGAAACTGGCAGCGGCAACACATTTGTTGGTACCAACTTAGGCAAGCCTTTAAGCCATAGGCAGGTTTTTTTGGCTTCAGGATGTCCGAATTGCCACGGCTGGATGATCTGGTCGGGCTTGCGAATGCGGCTGCTGATGATACTGACGGGGTTCTCTAGGGCGATACGTGGGATGGGTGCATCGAGTAGCTTACGGACAAACTCAAGAGCCTCAGCTTGCTCGGCCTGCTTGTCTTTGAACCAGCGGGCACCACTTACAGCTAGATGCTGGCAAGGCGGATGTGCAATCATCAAGTCCCAATGTTCCCGGAGGATTGGAATTACATCTCCCCGATAATGATATGATTCATCAACTTCTTCTGAGGGCAACAGGTCACAACTCCATGCCTCATGGCCCAATCGGTGGAAAGCCCTGCGCACAACGCCGCTGAACTCACAGGCTACTAAAATCCTCATATGCACCTTGCGCTTTCATGTCTAGCCAGAAGTCGGTTAGGTCCCGATCAATCTCATCGAGAAGCTGAAGAATGAAATTAAGATCTTCAATATCTTTAGTGGGACGATTATCAGAGTATTTGAATACTTCAAGCAATCGGGCCACGCGTTGAACTTTGGATTGTGCTCCCATCGCTTCTCCTTAGGTTGATAAATTTGTTGACGTGCTGACCGTGAACTACGATAGCGATGTCGCGTGCCTTGGTAGCGGTGCCTTGGCATAGGATACACTTGTCGCAGGTCGTGCGGAAGCCCATCTCTTCGCTGGCAGGGCACATGATTTCGGCACCAGCAAAGAGGGGCTCACTTTCAAGCCGCACTCTAAAGGTACGCCAGCCCATTGCCTTGGCCTTAGCGTGCTCCACTGGTGTGTCCACCGAGGCCATCGTGTAGAGCTTATAGCCGGGGTCACACGACTTCCACTGATGGGTGTAGCCGGTGTAGCGCAAGCCTGGGGTTAGACGACGGAGCAACTCGATAGGTAGAGCAGCAGGATCACCATAAGCACCCAGACGTAGGGATTTACCCTTGTCCCTGAGGATCTGGTTGGCCTGCTCTGGTGTAGCAGTAGGGTAATTGCCTTGCTGCCATGCTCGAAACACTGCAGAAGCGCCCTGAGCCACAACAACATAGCAACTACCAAGGTTAACTGGACGATGTTTACAATCACCACAAATCCCCGCATCTCCCCCCGATTTCAGGGCGTTAACCGGATGTTCTTCAGCAGCAATGATGTATAGCTGGGCCATCGGGCCTGTCTTTACATTGGTGCTGGCTGAGTTGACACCTGTGATGATGCCAAGAATGGGGGAGCCATCCAGCATCGAGGGTCCGTCATAGACTACCATTTAGTGTCTCCCTAGTGCCCATGTACCCATGGAAAGTCCGCATGCCCAAAAATTAAAGGCACCAAGGATGATGGAGAGTGTAGCTCCAAGTTTGATCCCGATGTACAGATTGAGCACACCAAAGAACAGATTGATCAGAATGAGAAACATGGTTTAATCCTTAAAGGGTTACTGCAAGAACAATACTGGCTGAGAGAAAGCAAGCGATGCCAACAACAATGTGAAATAGGCTTTTATCTTTGACACCAATAAGGGTATTGACAATGCCCAAGGTAAAGTTCGTCACGAAAAGAGCTAGTGTAATAGTCATAGTTCATCCTCAAAATTTATTTCTGTATAGACGTGGTGACCGGCCATCGCACATTTAACAGCTTCGGTCAAAGATTCGAACTTGTAAGGTAGATCTTCAAATCCAGGTGTATCTAAATTGTAGTAATTGGTGTGCTGGCATGTGTGGCAAATAAAGATTACCTGTGCAACCATTAGAACTCAATCTCCACGGGTTCATGCACCCGTTTGTACTGTTCGTTGACCATTGCGACGTTGTAGACACGCGTGATAAAGCCATCGTCGTGTGGATAGTCGTAGACACCACGGCCATCATGAATGTGACCACAGATAACAACTGCTGGACGTACCCGCTCGATTGCCCTGAGAAGTTCCTTGCTGCCTACGTGACGATCGCCATTGTCGTGGAAGCGTAGATACTCTTCGGGGATCTCATCACCAAGGCCATAAGGGGGCTGATGGCTGACGATGATGTTCGTATCGTCTGGGATTAGGTTGTACTTTCTTTCGAGAAGTTCTGGCGGATTCATCCATGCCCACGCGCCGAACTCATTGGACCATGGACTGAACCAGATTTTTCCAATCTTCTCGTCGTTGTCTGCACGAAAAAATACCTGCTGGTCAATCTTGAGTTCTTCAGAGAGTTCTGATTCAGCAAAGTTGGCCTTGCGTAAGAAGTCGTGGTTTCCCAACGTGAAGTAGAAGTTCTCCACTGGTTGAAGATCAAGCCAGTTTGCAAACTTAGAGTTGATCCACTGTAGCTGCATGTCACTGCCCCAAGAAGAACCTGGAGCGAAGTCTGGGCAGATGTCACCAGCATGAAGGAGAAGATCGCAGGCCGGAACCTTGAAGTCCAGCCTGCCATGTGTGTCGCTGATTGCAACGATCTTCATGTTAGTTCACTGACTCTGGCTTGTCGGTATCGAAATCATTGAACTGACTGTTGCCGTATGCACCGGAGAGCAAGCGGGCGAAGGCTTCCTGTTCTCGCTGAAGCTTCTCACGATAAGGCTTCTCACGGTAGTGAACGTAGATGCGAGCCAACACGGAGAATGCACCCCAGAAAAGAGTGTTGAGCGCCGAACCGAGAAATACTGCGATAGCTAGCTGTGTCGTTGTCATTTTTTATCCTTTAGTTAACCACACCATACACCGTTGCCGTCTCGATAGACGACTCGCGGGACGTCCTTAATCAAGACCTGACAGCTCGGGCAGGGACGAGCCGTCACCGTTCTACCATTCCGTCTACGTCGTGCAGCAACGTAGAGTGTTGCCCCTGCGACCCTCTTTCTATTTGCCCTCTGCAGGCAATGGGCCTCTGCATGTTGGCCGTAGCCATCGGGACCAGCGGAATTCCAGCCCCACGCGAACACGCCGAATTTATCTGCTAGGACTGCAGCTACTTGTACGGAACAGACCGACCGTCTCAGAAGGGTAGCCGCGATGTCCGTCGGATGGGCTTGCTTATTCATAGCTTACTCGATGTCGTCACAGGTTACACAGTAAACTGCACACTCTTTATTTTGTGGAATTAGTTCTCCACAGGCGTGGCAACTAGCTTCTGGAAAGACAACCTTGGTGCTTCCGCTGTGACCGTGAATGGCTTCTACCTGCGCGATTGAGGCATGAACTTCTATTGAATGGTACTGTCCGTACCAGCTTACAACGGTTTGGCCATCGTGAAACACGACGCCTTCCGCTACTATGCCGGTGCCACTGACACCCGAAACGTCTACGTCACGTACTAGTTTGAATGTTTTCATTTGGTTTTACCAAGGCTTCTTTGGATCAATCATGGCTTCGGCCTGAGGGAGCGGAGAGCAGGGCATTCTTAATCGCACGCCCTGAATGGACAGAGTTCGGGCACGTTGGTGAGTAGACGGGCATTCCCTGTTCTTCGTTACAAGTGCAAGACCGTGGAGCGGAGAGCAGGGCTTCGAGTTCCTCCGCACACTGACGATATGCGTCCTGTGCCCACGGGCTGAATAACTTTCCATAGGGATATACCTTCTCTTTGCTTCGTTCGCGCCATTGCTCAATCAACGGGCGGAGTCTCTCCACCGGGGAAGGGGAAGGATGTTTCATCGCCAGTCTCCATCCACGCCCGCATGCCACAAAATCCCACGCAAGCGAACAATTTCAGCCTTGAGTTCTACATGCCCAGATGACCGACACGCATCGGACGCCCAATGCACTAAATCTGTTACAAGTGACAGACAGTCAGAGCGGCTAGCAATCCCGTGGCGTGTCAGCACTGCATGCAACCCGCGCGTCGGATCTTCTAATAGATCAAATCGCTCCTCTTGGGGCGCGTTCTCGGGAACGGGGATCATTGAATACTCCTTAAAAATGGTTGCCTGATGGGATTCGAACCCACAATCGCCTGCTCCACAAGCAGATGCTTTACCGTTAAGCTACAGGCAAACTATAAGTGACAGCATTCCTGGGAGCTATTTACCTATTTATTCGCCCCTACGGAGTTTCACCGTTTGGACCTTCCCATTTCAGGGCGTGCTGTCACTATTTTGGCGCGGGATGGAGTCGAACCATCGGAGCCCCTTAAGACACCAGATTTACAGTCTGGCCTAGCCCCCTACTAGTCTACCTCGCCTTAATCGTCTAGCAAAAAGAACCAAAAGTTAATCCGTGTGGTCCACGATGGAAGCCAGAATCCAAACCCAACAAGACGGGCCAGTCCTTCCGCGATGTAAACTAGCCCGACCAGCCACATAAAGATTCTAAACCTGATCATGGTTTTGTCCTAATTCTTTCAGTGTCGGAGGTCGTCCCATGTGTGTATCTGGATCAAATAGAAGTCTGAGTTTAGAGAGTGGTCTAGCTGTCCAACTTTCTTCTCTTACACAAATGTAGGCTTCCCCGTAATGATCATGATCCAAAGTACAATCCTTATCGCAAGGGCCAAGTACTTCTTGGTAACTACTTATTTTTACACATGTAGGATCACCTTCAAAATGAGCAACAGTCTCTAGAGGAATAGCATGTTTCATGATTCTAACCAGTCGTAGAATGCGGAGTTGTATTCTCCGCAAGTTACACAATCGCAGTGGCGTCCATGCTTAATTGAAAAAGCTTCCTGGGACGTGATCTTCACAGGCTTGGGAGCCTGCAAGTCGCGGCTTTTCGCAACCTTCACGGACACACGGGAGGACGATATCTTCTGGATCGACATGCTCACCTCGTTCAAACTGAAGCTGCATTAGCTGCTGCTTATAGTATTCAGGAAACCCCTTGATAATCAGACGCGAGACGTGCGGCCACGCCCACTTCCACAAGGCTTTCTGGATCTCTTCCTTGCACTCAATCCCGGTGTCCTTCTGGATTTCTATCAGGAGCTTGCCAATATCCCTTGGAGAATCTTCAAGCGCACCTGCATCTCGGAGATGCTGGATAGCCTTGAGCCATCGCCCAGGGGTCCCGTAGGCAGCACCAAGTTTCGTAAGAATATCCCCTGAAGTCGGATTGCTTTCGCCCCACGAGAGTTTGTGCGCTTCCTTGAAACGCTCCGAGACGAACTTGCCGATGAGAATCTTTTTGTCGGTACCATAAAGGTAGTCAGGGCCTTTCTGTTTGATGACCACGCCCTCTATCTTCTGCCCGCCTAATACCGAGACCTGATTGTCGATGATTCCCCGAAGAATGTCAAGTGTGACAGGACCTTCGTGCAAGACCGGGACACACTCCAAGCCAATGCGATCAGCTTCGGCTTTCTTTTCAGCCGCTGAGAGGAACTCACCGTCACCCGTTGACACATCGAATAGGATCAAGTGCTTCTCGGGAATGCGGTCGTAAGACAGCGTGTTGTGCTTCGGCTTCATCAGGTATTCACACCTGTAGGTCCAGCCCTTGTGAAGCTTGTGCTCCAAGAACTTGGCCGTATTGACTGCTTCGGTGAACATCTTCATTGGGGCATCAACGATCATTATGGCACCCTTGGAACGCACCATAAGTTCGTAATCCCTAAATGGTACAACTCCTGTTTCTTCTGAGTGCATCGCACCTGAAGCGGTTTCAACTAGACCGAAAGAGAACTGAGAGCCATCCACCTTTTCCTCTACGTAGTGCGGTACCAAGAGGAGATCCTTGATGGCACGATGGCCCAAGTTGTAGATTGATGGATAGCTCTGCCAGCTTCCCATTAGTTGTAATCCTCAACATCGAACCCATCACCGCTCAGGTTAAGGTTGTCAAGCTTTTCGCTGAGATCTTCCAGAAGGCCAGCGACTCGTTCGTACTGTGCCTCAAGGCGGTCAGTAGCTTCGATAAGAAGATCAATCTTGTTGTCGGTCGAGAGGTCAGCGATGTTCGATTCAGCCATTTGAAGTCTCCGTTTTTGGTTGCCCACCCGCTTCGGGTTGGGGATTCTGCTTATGCGTGTACTTGCGTTTGTTTTCTGAGTTGACGTTCCATGCTGCACTAGGTCGTTCGTCGCGTGGGGGGAGCAAAGGGCCACCACTCCACACAACTTCGTATTCAAGGTCACTCTCCATTGAGATGTCCTATTGAAAAGTCTTACCAAGCCGTAGCTCTAAGAGTTGCACTTGGCCTGCGGTCAGTTTCTTACAGGTCCCTACACGAATTCTTGGGACAGCGTTACCCAATTTATTGGCCGGAAATGATGCCACAACCTGACCACCCTCGTGAAAGATTGATTTTAGAGTTGTCTTGGTAGGGATTTCTTTCATCTTGCCCCAATAAAAGTCGTCCCTTACTTCAATGGTACCTTCATGTACCACAGTGGTAATGTGGCGTTTAGGGGCGACCCTGGCTTTGCGAATCTCAACCCATCCTTTGAACCCGATTGCGTAAAAATTCATAGATCACTTCCAAGACTCGTTCCCCCCAAACTCGTCGGGGATGTCAAGCTTCTTGATGATTAGTTTCGATTCAACGTCTTGCGAGGGTGCGATAAGGCCAAGCTTGTTTAGGATGGCCACCGTCCTGGCAGAATCCTTGATTCCGTTAGCGGTTTGATACTGGACCTCTCCCGTGGAACGAATCGCACGAGCTTTTTTGATCTTTGCCTCACGACCCATAGCTTTACTAACTCCCATGCCCCCCAAGCGAGGCCATAACCGATTGAAAATCTCGTTATAACCGTGAGCGTATCGATGGTGTTCACCTAGTCCTCCACGCCACCGAGATGGCCGTCAGGATATCGAATCTTGTACTCGATGTGTCCGTCCTCGTTCTCAACAACTACCACTGATCCTCCGGGCAGAAGTCGAGATGGACGAGTCTCCCGAGCAGGTCGGGTGGTTGAGGGAAACCGAAGCATGGCCGTCACCTCACGATGCGGCGTCAGGTGAACAGTCTTGTCGATCGGAATTTCAGGCAAATCAACTCCAGCTTCCTTGCGAAGTTCGTCAAGTGTCATGTTGTCCTCAGATCTTTTTCAGAATGTTGAAAGCGTATTCCACAAATGCTGGATCGTTTCGTTTCTTGCCAATGGGCAACATGCGAAACAGTGCTCTGGCCCTGATGGTCTCTCGGGCAGCAGCTTGTTTGGCCTTGCCTTTCAGGCTGTTTCGGTTAAGACTCATGATCCACCATCCTCTCCAAAATCACGCCAGTTGTTTTCGTTATTAACATGTAAATCTAATTCGTGTAAGACTTTAGCAAATACCCATCCAGATACAGGATTTCTAGTGCCCAATCCTGCATCGTGTGCGGTATTACCGAGAAGTTCAAGCTCACGAATAAGCGTTACTGCTTCATTGTGAGAAAGCTTAATGTTAGCCATTATTGACCGAACCACTCCAGAATGTACTGCGCGTAGATCTTGGCAGTGTTGCCCTCGTCCATTGCGGGTGCGCGGTTAACCTCAAGGACAATCAGTTCGCCGTCGTCTTTCTGGCCGATATCGACCGCACCAAAGTCCAGCTTGAGAGCCTTGCATGCGTTCTTTGCAATCGTACGATGAGCGGGCGTAACACCGTTGTAGCGAACGTCCCAACCAGAATCCCACGAACGAATCCACGGGTGGGCATCGGGACGACTCTTGATTTTCTCACCGGCACGAATGCTGAGTCCGTTGAAGCTGTGGACCCGGAATTCCTTGACGATCTTTTCCTTCCGCACGTAGTAGTCCGCACGGGTGTTGGGATTCAGCAAGTCTGAGCCGCGTTCATGGTCACTGGTACGGGCAAGCCATTCGCCACGAGTTCCTGGGGAAGTACGTGCGTCGATTGTTGGTACTCCGGCATCCTTGAGCAACTTCACGTCGGTAAACTTGCTGCGAAGTGGAGCTTTGCCGTTGAGAATTTTGGCTGCGATTCCTCCGTCAATGTGCTCACCCCAACAGACGATGCGGTCGTTTCGCGTAAAGTCTCTGCCACCAAGAGATCGGATGCGGCATGCTTCAAGTGCTTCGCTGAGCGTGTTGGCGCTGTCAGATTGCGGTCGGCGGTAAACGTAAATCATTTGTCCTCTCCATTGTGTTGATTGAGCCAAGCGCGTGCCTGTAATGCTTTTTCCTCAGCATCGTTCAACTGGCGCTGAGTAATCGTGTCTGACGTCGGGTCAATGATTTCCTCAAGGACGCACAGGCAATCTTCCAAGAGGGTAAGTGTGGTGAGAAGATCCTCCTCAGGATCGTTCTCATCAAACTCATCTTCGCCGGGAAGGACCACATCCTTCTTAATGGTAACACAACACGGGGTCGCTGCGTCATCATTCAGATTGGGGATGTAGTCTTGAATTTCCAGTTCTTCGTACAAGTCATCGAGAGTCATGCTATCTCCCTAAAGCGAATCGTCGGGCAACGGCGGTGCGATCACCTGTTCCAACGAAGGTGTGGGTGTGTTACAGGTGCAGACAGCATCCTTACGAATCCGGCGACGGAAAGGATCTGACACACGCTTTACTATACCACAATTGCAGCGAATCATGGTTGGCTGTGTGCATTGCTGACATACGACGGAAAAAGTATCCGAAGTCTTTATCAGCGTGGCAGCCTCACCACTGACGAATGGTCGTTGACACCTGGAGCAGTACAGTTCTTGCTTTTGGATTTCTGCTTGGAAGGTCAGAATTTCCTCAGGTGTCAAGATTGCTTTGCGCAAGGCTGCGAATGCCTTTTTAGAAATCTTGGAATCCGCATATGGAAGCTGACAGATTGCAACGATTTCCTCAATCAAGTCTTTGTAGGTTGCCGTGGAACGTTGAACTGGACTGTTGCCTTCAGAGATCCTTTCTCTGAGAAACTCCTTGATTCCCGACAACGTACGTGGAATGGCAGAATCCTCAACGTCTGAGAAGCACATGCGATTCCAGCGACGGCCAACAATGTCGTTGTATGCTTTCGTGCCGGTGAGCTCACCCCTGTTAACACTTCCAAGACTGCCGTGTACGAAATCTACGGCTTCCACGATTGCCAAGAGTTCTTCCAGTGTGTCGTTGTAGAGTCTCGTTACCATGGGTTCCTCACATCTTGCCTACGACGGTGATGCCGTTCTTGGCAAGCTCTCGCCGCTTTTTGAGTTCCAGATCTTCCACTAAGTTTTCCTGGGCCTGCTTCCATGCGGAAGTACGGTACGGGTTTGGATTCTTTGACCGCACCCATTCGATGATCCCAATGGCGTCAGGATTCGGAACGATTAGCTCACGACGGTCCCGGTCAACGGCTGATTGTCGAACTTTTTCCGAATCTTCTTGTACTTTTTGTTCGACAGTTGTCCCGCTTGCCACAAAACCCGCGCTTCTTCCAGCGGTATGTCCTGCCACCGCGTCTGGACGAAAGGGAGCTTGACGGCAGAACCCCCGGCCTGCTTGGGTTCTGTTACGGTCGTGGCTTCAATCACCATGTTTTGCGTCGTTTTGGACGACCCCGAAAGACTAGCTGGCGCTGTGGTGTGGTACGATGCGCCTGCAACAGCTTGCGACGATGCCCCTGTGTAGTAGGTCGTGTGCCCCGTCCGGACGTGTT